CGGCAATCCGCACCAGCCCTTCTTGATAGATCGAGACGCGGTGCCATTCGGTGCGCTCCTTCCGCTCACCGGACTGCTTGTCTTTCCAAGACTCCGATGTGGCGATCGAGAGGCTGCAGACTTTGCCGCCGTTCTGGAACGCTCTAACCTCTGGGTCGCGCCCGAGATGGCCGATTAAGATAACCTTGTTCACGCCTGCCATTTTTCGCCGCTCGTATATTGTTGATTGCTGTTTGGTTGAATCTCTTCGAGGTTTTGGACCTGAGATAGAACCAACCCTCCAAGAGCGGTGATGCCATCTTCATCAAAGAGATTTGAGTCCACCAACCATTGAATAGCGCGGTCCTCGCGATCCTTATGGCTTCTGCTTCGGCCCCGGCTATCAATCCCAAAATCTCTGGACATGAGCCATGCCCGCGCGTCTGGGGGCATGGCGCGTGCGATGACCTTAGCGCGCTGTGTGTATGTGTAATGGAGGATCATTCACCCAACCTCCAAGTCCAATTTTCGGGAGCGTCGATAGATTTGTCGCGCGCCGCCTCGCGGATGGTCGGCTCCACGTCAGCCCCTTTTCGGAAAACGTACCAGCAATAATCCTTAGACCCGCCGCCGGGGATTTCCCCCGCCTGGATGCTGAGTCCCGGAAGGATTGAGAGCCGAGGCGTAAGAACCCAGATCCGCATAAGGCCGCGAGAGCGCAGCCATGCCATGCGCGCGACCATCCATTTGATGTCACCGAGGAAAGCGACCTTACCTTCTGCCAGATCAAGTGCGCGATCTATCGCCAATTCTTCGACGCGAGGCCCAGCGCTGCCATCCTCGAGTTTGGGACCACGCGCATAAGGAAAGTTTGATACGACATCTCCGAGACCAACGGGATATTTACTCTGATCAAAGAAATTCATCGGACGGTCAGAAATGTAACATGCGGCACTCGCGCCTCTAACATACCCGCGAGGCTCGATATCGTATCCCGCTGACTCGTAGCCATGCTTCCACGCCATCCGCACGATGTTGCCCATGCCGCAACAAGGATCTGTGATGTCGTGTTGAAATTTCTCGACCTTAAACAGCGCGTCGGCTGCTGATGGGCCGTCGGAATACCATTCACCCGGCGCGCGGTCCCATTTGTGGGCTTGGATTGGCGTAGCGCTCACAACATTCTCCCTCGTGGGAACAGTTCCTTGATCCGCTCGAATGTCCGCTCGTTGATAGGGGCCTTGTTCATCGTGAAAACTTCGCCGTCCGCCCGCTCTTCAGTCACGGCTATGTACTCAACACACGGGCCGCGCTCGACGCTGTACCGACGCTCACTGAGGCCATCTGCGGTCAAACAGAAGTCGTCTTGCCAAATCGGTGTCATGCTGCGTCCTCAATCACTTCGATCCATTCACTGTCGACCAGCTTCACAAGCACCGGCTCAGCAACGCTTCCGTGAGTATCAGTCGCGTGTCGGATACACGCCGCATGGTCGACGAACACCTGACGGCACTCAGGACAGCGCATGGCCGTCTGGACGCCCTTCAAACCGAGGCGTGACAGCCGCTCCGCCCTTCGCATTTTTGCCTCGCGCTCGGCTTCCATTATCTCGAACCTTCGATTGTAGAGATCGACGCAGCGCCCGCGAATATCGGCATAGAAGGCGTCATCGCTACATTGTTGGAGCATCGCGCGTGTGTCACCGCGTTGCAGTAGCCACTTGGCGATGTTGTTACGCATTTCTGGGGTGATCGCTTCGGGGTTTTCTGGCCGCATAACGCTGCGGTCGGCTGCATCTCGGTCCACATCAACGCACCGCCGAAAGCATCACGCGTAGACCGCGCTGGTTTCCGCCCTCGATGTACTTGTGAGCGTGCGCCCAAATCATCGCGGATTCTGCCGCATTGTGATCCTCGACCAACCAGTTCAAATCGGCGCATTTTTCAAGGGCACGGTTTTTCGCTTCAGGACCGGGAAGGTTCCCGCTTCCCAACTCGGTTTTTCGCCAAGTTTTGACCGACACCTCAATGATCCGATCGTCGCGGACACCGCGCAGTGAACTGGTGGCCTTTGCGACACCGGCAAGCTCCAAGAGAAGCCGCGCCGCTTTTGCCGACGCATGGTCATTCATCATCAAAAGCGCTGCCTCGATGACGATCATATCGGGTTTGATTTGATCCCGAAGTAGCTTCGAAAGCCACTTCTGAAAGTCGCGGAGCACGACTGGACCTTCACCCTCAAAACTCTGAACACGAGTTTCAGGGCGAGAGTCACCGTCACCCCAACATATGCCGGTTCCACTCTTGGAAATGTCGAGCGCCGCGATCATCATGGCTATCAGTCTTCCTCGTCTTCGACAGGGTCTTCGTCGTCAAATTCCTGCTCGGAATCCAATTGGTTCTGACGCTCCATCGCTGCCTTGGCGATTGGGGCGCCTTCGTTGAAACCTTCGAGCCAAGCCTGGCCTCGTTCGGTGGTGGTCTCGTGAGGATTGTCTTCTGGTGAACCGCCAGAGCGCCCAACCTTAAAGCCCTTGGCAATCGCGTCGGCGATGTCGCGCTTATCAAGCTCTTTGGGTTTTGACTTTGCCGATGCCTCGAAATCGAATTTCATCTGATTGCCAAAGGGAACCTTCAGAATCTCCATGATTTTGCGTTGCTCGATAGCATTCCCTTCCTGCTCTTGGCGGGGAAGGTTCGAGAGACGAAGAACCGCATCGACGTTTGCGAGGGTAAACCCCATCGCCTTGATCGTCTTGCGGACTTTGCCCTTTTTCTCGTTAGAAACTTTCGCGTCCGCTTCGTGCTTTTCCATCAGAGCTACAAGCTCTTGGAACTGCTGTGATCGTTGCTCGTCAGTCAATTCGATGTTGTGCCCCGCGTTTGGGTCTGATCCGTCTGCCATGTGGTTATCCTCTTCCGATCAGCGGAGCGATGCGCTCCAAAACTTTGTTCCAAAATTCTGTAGGAGGCTTAATCGCCCCATTTTCGACGACCGATCTCATCCAGACGGGCATCAAGGCGCTTGACCCAAGCTGCGAAAATCACGCGGAGAAGGCCGACAGTGAAGCCGCTCGACCAAACGCCGAACAGCACACCCCAAACGACCAAAGCTCCGAAAGCCAGCTCAGGCGCGCTCACTCAGTCGCCCCGAAGAACTGGCTGAAACCTTGAAGGTTTTTCATTTTCCAAAGGTATTTTCCGCTCGGAACATTCAGGCCATCCGCCCATCCGCGTACTGTGTTGGGATGAGCGCCGAGGAATACCGCCGCGCGGATCAGAGCCTTTTCATTGCTGCAATCATCTGACTTGAAGCTGCTGATCAGCCACGCGGCTAATTCGGTTGCGGGGAAATGTTCTACTTCTTTGGAACACGACATCGGTTGCGCCTCTCGCTGATACTGGGGGCGCGAAACGGATGAGAAGCTTGGAATATGAACAGACAGGTCAGTCACAGGTTTTCTCCGATACATGCGAGTGCGGCGGCAACCGCACTTGCTGCGAATTTAGTTGAACGCGGCATCCCAATGGGACTTAGGAGGTTGGGGAAATAGGAATCCGCGTCCAGCAGTGCCGTCTGCTCTGGACAACACTGCAAGAAGCGGAAAAAAAGGCGGGGCCGAAGCCCCGCATAAGTTAGGGAGGAAATACGTCAAGAGAGACGTTGCTCCCTGTCGAGCAGTGCGGCCCCATAGAGAGACCGCGAGGGTAGACAGGCTCACCCTCTTGGATATCGCCCGTGAGCGATATGCAGGAAGGGAGAAAATCATTCGCCGATTCTTTCGGTTAAGGTGCGAACACGCTCGGCTGGCGTTATCTTTTTGGATGAGACCGCGCGACAAATGGCATTCTGCGAAACACCAAAATGCTTCGCGAGTGTAGATTGGGTCCATACCTTGCGACCGTTTGGCAAAGTCTGCCGATACATTGACCGGCATTCCGCGTGATCGAACTTTGGGGCGGGGCCACTCATCAGGCAGCTCCCCTATCGAGAGTCCCCGAATTTATTGCGACTCCGCGAAGAACCTGAAACGCTGAATGCTTGAAAGGGAGAGAATCATGAGACTCACGACCATCGCCGTAATCGCACTTGCTGTCGCCAACACTCAGGCATCGGCTCACATTGAAACCGATCTGTTCAATGCCTCCGTTGATGTTTGCGCTATCGAGCACCCAATCGACAACGAATCGAAAATTCTCGAATGCATTAATCGCGTGATGAAGGCAGTAAAAGGAGATACAGCCTCCCATCGCGAAGCTGATCTGGCTGGTGCCGTGTCCCGACTGGTGACTCTTGAGCGTACCTTTGATTTTCAACCCGATCAGCGAAAGATGTGCGTTGAAGCCCCACCCAAACAAATAATCGGTTGCTTGGTCGACGCCATCGGCGACGGCAAAGCGACCCTGAGGAAATAACGCGCCGGTCATTTCACGGAGCTTTCGTCAGTCTCTCCGAGAAGATACGAAACGGTAGTGCCCTTGTTCGTAGCAATTTCCATCAACGTTTTCGTTGACGGGAGGTAATCGCGCTCCACCGCCTTTCTCAAGGCATCTCGCGTCTTTGCAGAAACATTACCCTCGAGTGAGGACATTCTTTCAATGATGGAATTTGCTGTAGCTGTCATGCCGACAGAAAATAGGACTTTGGTCCCTTATGTCAAGGACTTTAATCCATCTGCCTCACGGGACGTTGGTCCGATAAGTTCCCCGTTATGAATATTGAAGAAATTTCCGAGCGCATTAACGGACTCGATGGAAAGCTGCCGCCAAAAGTCAGGGACGCCTTACGGAAAAGTAAGGAAAGGGGCTATCTGCCGTCTCTAGCGACATTAATCGCCGCAGCAAAAGCCAAGGATACATCCATCGCGTACTTGATTGGTGAGGTTGATATACCGAAAGCCAGCGAACTCTCTAAAATATCTCAGGCGGCCAGTTTGCCCGATCAAAAATCCGGTCAAACTCTCCGGGTTTTAGTGAGTCGCATGAACGCTGTTGAAGATGTTGCGTCCGGTCGCGTAGCTGTTTCTCTAGATGCTGAGACCGAGCGCGGCGAGCCGCTGGATGAAGCAAAATTACTGCTGACTTATGAGGCGGCTGTTCGAGGTTATCGGGCTTTGGCGAGGGCGGTTGACCGCCTTGAGGATTCGACATCTTTGACACACACAGACTCTCTTTTTTAGGGCTACGACGTTAAAAAACGTGGCTTGCGGTTGCAAGTCCAAATCAGAACACGGCAAGAACATATTGAGAGTCGCAAAAACTAAGCCTTCAAGCTCTTTAGGGAGAGATTCGTGGGTGGATAAAATTTATCAGGACTATAGTCCAAATTAATTGTTGACGAAGCGGACGTTAGTCCGGTATCCATATCTCCACCAACACAGGTGGAGAGAGTAATTGGCATCACGATCCGACATCGAATTGGCGAAGCAAAAGCCTGAGGGCAGCTATGCGCGTATTGACGCGATTAAGGCTGCGAAGCGCCGCGTTCTTAGTGATCATCTTCGCGGTGAACGCAAGCCGGTCGATCTGGACGCAATCATCGAGGATGGCAAAGCCGAAGAGCAAGCCGATTTCGATGCGCTGATCGCTGCTATCGACGGCTGTGAACTCCATTCTCCGATGAAGGGCACCGTCCTCAAGTCGATCCTTCGAAAGCGATACCCTCACCTTGCGGGAGAGACCGCATGAAATGGGATCAGTTTCTAACCATTGCTGAAATGGACACGCTCCAAGCCGCCGCTTGTGGAGATGCACGATCTTGCAATCCAACGCCAGTCACTTTGGCTCGTCTTCGCGCGATGGACCTCATTACTGAACATTACGATCCTCTTCCCGATGCTCCTGTGACCCTGAGTATTAAGGCGCAGAGCTTGGTCAATAAGGGCGAACTCATAATAATTCGAAAGGCCGTAGCATGATTAATGAACCGTATGATCCTCGCGCAGACCTTGAGCCGCCTTATGAGCCGCCGCCTGCACAAATGAGTGGCATCGCGACAATGCTCACGGTTTTTTTCATCCTTGCGTTCCTTGGTATCGGGGCATTGCTGTCAATGGATCGTGCTCTTGCGAAGCAGCACCCATTCATCAAGCACGCCGAAGTGCAGGTGACTTTCGAAAACGAGGAAACCTACTGCGGCTGCGATAAGTTCGGCGCGTTTTGCATCCACGCGAACCTGAAAGAGAACACCGTCCAATTCCAAATCCTTCCACGCGACTTGTGCGTCGGCGGGGTGTTTCAGGCAGAGTATGAATAATGAACGTCACTGAATGGAAAGGTGAGCAGATCACCGAGCCGGGAATTTATTTCGGGATGCCGCTGGAGCATTACCACTCGAAAGATGTGTGCGATGGCCCCTCAATCAGCGCGACCGGGTTGAAAGAGGTCGCGACCGATAGCCCTTATCAATATTGGGCTTTCAGTCCGTACAATCCTGATAAGTTCGTGAAAGACGACAGCAAAAAATCTCACTTCTCATTCGGCCGGGCGGTTCACGCCTTGGTTCTTGGCGACGAAGTGTTCAGCGAGCATTTTAAAGTCGCCAAGTTCCCTGATTACAAAAAGGTCGATGCTCGCGATTGGCGGGATCGAGTGCTCGCGGGGGGGCGTGCGCCTCTGCTCAAGAAGGAATTCGATAACGTTCGCGGCGCTGTAAAGGCAGTCAAAGCCTGTCCTGATGCGATGGCTCTGCTTGATGGACAGATCGAACACTCAATCTTCTGGAAAGACGCCGTGACGGGTGTGTGGCTTCGATCACGTCCTGACGTACTCCCGATGGCCGGAAGCGTTGCCGACCTCAAGACGATTGCGACCGCTGACTTCCGAAAAACCGATTGGGCGATTCAAGATTTGGGCTACTGGATACAGCTTGCCCTTGTCGGCATGGCGATGCGTGATCTGATGGGTCAGGAACTCCAGACCGCCGCGCTGGTCTTTGTCGAGAAGTCAGCCCCGTACCACGTCTTTCCGCGCGACATTGACCCCGCCTGGATCGAAATGGGCGAGGCCGCTTGCCGTCGAGCAATCAATGTTTTTGCGCATGGCATAGAGACAGGCGAGTGGCCGTCCCGCGCAGACCGATACGGCGGCATCCCAACATCATCCCCGCCGAAATGGATGTGGGAACAACACGAGCAATCAGGAGTAGCGGCGTGAACAAGGGAGTCGATCTCAAAGACACCGAAGGGATGAAGCAGGGCGGCGCGCTTTCCGAGATTGGGTCGGGGGGCGGCATTATGTCCGCGTTCACGCCTAAAACTTACGAGCAGGCGATAAATATGGCGATGGTCATGTCACGCGCTGGGGATATGATCCCGAAGTGTTACCGGGGCAGCCCCGGTGCTGTTTTGTTGTCTCTTCAAACTGGCGCTGAACTTGGCCTGTCTCCGATGCAGGCTTTGCAGGCCATCGCGCCGATTAATGGCCGCGCGACGCTTTGGGGTGACGCCCTTCCCGCCATCGTGCAACGGGCTGGCCACAAGATCACCGAATGGATCGAAGGCGATGGCGAACAAATGGTCGCCTACTGCAAGCTGGTTCGTGGCGACAATGGTCACGAGACGATTCAGTCGTTCTCCGTCGAAGACGCCAAGCGCGCAGGGTTGTGGAACAAGGAAGGCCCTTGGCAAAAATACCCCAAGCGTATGCTTCAAATGCGGGCGCGGGGCTTCTGTGTTCGTGACGGCGCTGCCGACGCATTGGCTGGCCTTCGTGTGCGCGAGGAAGAACTAGACCAACAAGTTGCCGAGGCTGCGCGAGACGTTACCCCGCGCCAAACTGCATCGGATTTGGTCGCGCTAAAACAAGCCGCCAATGAAGACCCCGGCGCTGATGTTGAGATCGAAGACATCCCCAAAAAGGAAGAACCAAAGGCCAAGGCCAAGAAAGGTAAGGCCGACACCGAAGGCGCGGAAGACGTGGCACCCGAAGAAACACCCTCCGAACACGAAGCACCCAAGATCGACATGACCGACGAATGGGTGATTAAGGGCTACGAGTCACGCGGGGTCAACGACCCTCGTAAAGTTACGGTCAGCGATGAGAGTAAGGCCGAGCGTTGGTATCAGGGATGGGACTTGCGCGACGCTGAAATCAAAGCGGATGAGGCTGGAGAGTGACCCTCGTCCCACTGCGACGCAGATTTATGAGAGAGCCTCATCCAGACCAAAGGACGGCGGCATGAGAGACGTTATTAACTGCAAGCAGACATTTTAGAGGGGCCGAAGAGATGCCGATTGACCTAGCGCCGTATCTGATAGTCAAGCGCTGCAAGCAATGCAAAGGGTCGGGCTATAAGCTGCAATCGGTGTCGCCGCTACGGTTCAAAAAGTGTTCGACCTGCGGCGGGACACGAGGCCGGATGATGGATGGATTGACCAGACTAGAAACGACACCGGAGTGCATGAGTCCGCACACGGTTTTGGTACGACAAAATAGGAGATTGACATGGACGAAGAAACAGAGAGTAAGCCCGCTACAATCGACGTTGACGACATACTCAAGCGTCATAAGGAGGCAATCAACAAGGCCGCCCTTGAGGCTGTTATGATCAATGTCAAGCGGCAGTTCGAGTGGGAATTGCCAGAGACAGTCAAGGCCGAGATTGACAAATTCATGGCTGAAGAAATCGCGCCCGAAGTTGTCAAAAAACTCAAAGGCGAAAAGTCAGCAATTCTGGTTGGCGTTACCAAGGCCGTGAACGAAATATCTGAAAAATACGCGGCCTCAATGGTCGAGCGCGCCGTCACCAATATTAACGGATACAAGGGCCGCGACCTCATCCAGCAACTGCTCGATTAATCAGACGCGACAAGTAAGGAGATCGGAATGGGTGATATTGCAGATATGCACGTCGAGGCGTTCGAGGCTGGCCTTGATCCTGCCGACATGGACGGCGCGGATTGGGCTGATTTCTACGATGCAAAGGATAACGAGCCAATGGCCTTAAACACTCACGGCGTTGAACTCTCTTTTGGCAAGCACAAGGGCAAACTGCTTACCCGCGTCCCTGTTGGTTATCTGCGGTTTATGGTCAATGAAGGTACGCCGCAGGCTGATCTTGCCAAAGCTGAAATGGAACGACGTGGCGATACCATGCCGACCATCGAACTCAGCGGTCATGCCCTCGATAACGCAAGCTTGCGCGTTCGTAAAATCTGGCACGAAACCAAGGTCAATAATGACGAGGGACTTTACACTTGGCTCATGCGTGTGACCAACGAAGCCATAGAGCGCGGCGAGAAGGACGGGGATAAAATTCTCTATCTCGGAATGAAGTTTGTCGTTGTCCAAGGTGAAGAATTTCCGACGCTGAAAACCATCATGCGCGACAAGCGCAAATCAACATCATAGAGGGCGATTTAGATGGATTTGTTCCCACTGATATTAAGTTCAGCCAGCGTCGTAATAAGCGCGATTGCGTGGACCATCGCGTACTTGAGTGGCGCGCATTATTTTTTGATGCGAGGGCGCTGGATGGAGCCGGATGCGAACATGAGACTAATGGGGCTGTCCGGTGCAGTGGCGCCCCTATTTGGTTTTCTCGCCGTCGCTGTGGCGGCTGTCGCAAGATTATAGGAGCCGAAAATGCTCATCGACATAGATCAGCTTCAAAAGTTTCACGACGATGGAATTTTACAGCCAAACGCAGGCTGGGGCGATGCGAAGGAAACCGCTTGCCTGATGTCGGCCTTGACCGGAGAGACCAGCATTGAAGGGTGCGCGTCCCAAGGCTGGCCCGTTTGGTTGGCTGAATTGGGAACGTTCATTTTTGACAGCGCCGGAACGTTCTGGTGGGAGCGAAGCTTTGCATTTGCGAATGCCGTAAAATCTGCGGAAGCGCGCGGTGCTGATTTCGACGAAGTTTTCAAAACTATCAGGTTGAATTCTGTTCTGCCGATTGCGCTTCGTAGCATCCCTGATGGGGATGAGGATTGGAAGGTTAACTGCCGTGAAGCTGTTCAATGGTCCATTGATAACGGTGGAATAGCTAATCCGAGGGCAGCGAGGGCAGCATGGGCAGCGAGGGCAGCGGGGGCAGCATGGGCAGCATGGGCAGCGGGGGCAGCATGGGCAGCGGGGGCAGCGGGGGCATCCTATGGGTCGGCTGTCACTGAAATATACGAGGCGACCATTGCGGCCCTCGAATCCGCAGAAGCGTCATAATGGCAACCCGCATCCGCCCCGCCGAACCCGTGCGACAGAGAACCGTGAGCCATCGCGGAACAACGCCTGAGAAGCGGCACTTCGGATTCATACACCAGTTGCAGTGCGCCATCACGGGAAGGGCTTACCCAATCGACGCAGCTCACGTCCGTTCACCATGCGATTTCTATGCAAAACCGCTGGCGGGAGTCGGGGCCAAGCCTTCGTTTATCTGGACCCTGCCGCTCACGAAAGAGCAGCACGATCTGCAACACAAAATCGGCGAGCGGGAATATTGGGCATCAAACAACATGGCGCTTGATGGCCCGATTGAACTGACACCGTTTTCGATGTGCCTAGCGCTCGCAGCGTATTCGCAAATAAACGATGTCCAAGGCGCTCAAGCATATTTGGTAGCGCATAGGATGCGTCGGAGGATGGTTGAATGAACCGTACGCATCATAAAGGAGTCATTGAAGTGATTGGAAGGAAGCCGACAATCGAGAGGGAGCCGTGCGAGAAAGCCCGCGCGGGGATTGAAGCCGTCCACAACGCCGACGCTGGCATGGTACTGGTGCCGAGAACAGCAACGCGGGAAATGAGACAGCAGGCTCTACAATACATGAAGGGCCGCGAGGTATCCGAACTGAGCCTGACGGGTGCCTACGCCGCCATGCTCACCGCCCACGAACGCGCAGCCGCCCTTGAAGAACTAGCCAGCATAGACAATGCAGAGATAGCGGGGGCACGGGATGAGTAACCGCAAAGGTGTCCAAGACGCGCTTTCGTTGATCGAGGAGCGCATTATCGCCCTTCAAGAAGAGCATGACAATCGACCTCCAAAGTCAGAAATCAGCTTAGCTGCCGACCGCGCCGCGATTGATGAACTTCACGTCGTTCACCATTATCTCCGCGCTTCGTTAAGTCCCGGTCGCGCACGTGGAGAGCACCTATATCTGGCGGCGCAGAGAATAATCAGATGGTCAAATGATCACATGCTTCCAAGCAAGAAATACGGTCGAGATTACTTTGTTAAGAGAGCTAGGGGGACGGTGGATTTTCCCGTTGATTCCGCCTCCACCCCTCCAGAGGGGGCAAAGTGATGGCGCTCAAGAAGAAACCGGCTCACCCGCTCAAGGTATGGCGCGCAACGAATAGCATCACCGGAAAGGTTCTTTCCGCGGAAATGGGCGTTTCCCAATCCTATCTCAGTGAAGTGGAAAGCGGCAATAAAAGACCCGCCTTCAAATGCTTGATGATGATCCGAAAGGCCACAGAGAACGAAGTAACTGCCGACGAAATTCTCGATTGGTACGCTGAGAATATCGTGACCCACCCCACGAGCGAGGCGATGTAGGAATGACCAAATCCGCGAAATTCCGTCAAGGCGACCTATCGCGCGCACTCAAGGCTGTTCGAGATAGCGGCATGGACGTTACGGAGACGCGAGTGCTGCCAGACGGAACCATCGTTATAAGACACACACCGCCAGAGAATGAGCAGAAACCATCGGTGCCAGACGCAACCGAATGGGATGACCTGCTTGTCGGATGAGACGGAAAAACAAATACCCCGGCGTGAGCCGTCAAGTCGATAGGCATGGCCGTGTTAGGTGGCGCTTTCGCCGCGGGACGACAGACGTGTATCTCCAAAGCGAATACGGATCACCAGACTTCATAGCGGAATATTCTCGCGCAGCGAACTTGAAGCCGCCACTTGCGCCGCGGGGAACGTTCTCTCGATTGATTGAAGATTATCGAAAAACAACCAGCTTCGCCAACCTCTCACCAGTCACTCGGAAGAACCAAAACAGCGAAATGGAAGTGTTCAGGGAAAAATACGGCGAGCGGTCCTATTCAACGCTGAACCGAAAGCATATCGAAGCGATAATGCTCCAGAGGAAAGACACGCCAGCCGCGGCAAACAAAATGTTGAAAATGTTAAAGCGCTTGTATCGCTTTGCTCAAAAGGACAATGCAGCGGTTGCGAATCCGACTATAGATGTGAAGCCGTTCAGATTAAATTCTGAGGGCTTCCATACTTGGACCGAGGATGAAGTCAGGCAGTACATTGATAGGCACCCGCCGGGAACCAAGGCGCACGATGCCCTGATATTGCTTCTCTATACCGGCGCATCCCGTCAGGATGCGGCTCGGATGACCCGGAACCACTTAACGGGTGGTCGGGTTCGGTTCAGCCGCGGTAAAACGGGTATGATTGTCGATCTGCCTATTCATAACGAACTGGCGAAAGTTCTGGACCGCGGAATCGCTACAACAATGCCAATTATTCCACGGCAGGACGGCAAGGCTTACAGCGTTGAAGGGTTCGGCATTTGGTTCAGGGAGCAGTGCAACGCCGCGGGGCTTAAAGGCTGCTCGGCGCACGGTCTAAGAAAGTCCGGAGCAACGCGCATGGCAGAGGCAGGGTGCACTTCATACGAGATTGCTGCGTTTTTAGGACATCGCACAGATCGGGAGGCGCAAACTTACGTGGCAAAAGCCAACCGTGGCGTTCTGGCAGACCGAGGATTCGACAAATTAACAGAATCAAGAGGTAGCAAAAACGATGACTAACCTTTATGCTTCTCTGACTGACCCATTATATAAATCAAACGCTTAGGTGTTAAATGGTACGCCCTAGGGGACTGGATAAAATCAACGAAAACAACGACTTGTGCAGACCAACTCGCACTAAACATCCCATTGATGGGGAAGAACAATCTTTAGGCAAGACCAACCATATTCCACTCTTGCACTATGCGAAGCTTCTGACGATCCGTAGGCGCTTCTGGTGGCACCAGAAGCCCGTCCATGTCGATGAGTGTTGGAATTGGACAGGATCAGTTTCGAGGGACGGATACGGCATCTTGGCGGTCAAGTCTTTGCGCGACAGAATATCTCGTCATTACGTTCGGGCGCACCGCTTCGCATTCGCGCTTCACACAGGCCGCGACCCTCACGGCCTGTTCGTCTGTCACAAGTGCGACAATCCACTTTGCGTGAACCCCGCGCATCTTTTTCTCGGTACGCCAATGGCAAACACTCAAGACTGCATAAGGAAAGGCCGAAAGCCGTCCCAGAGGGGCGCTAACAATCCGCGTGCGAGGCTTACCCGCAAAGACGTGGATGTTATCAGGCGGCGCATATCGGGCGGCGAGAACAATAAGCAGATCGCAGGAGATTACGATGTTTCTCATTCCCAGATCAGTAACATCCGTCGCGGCAAGTCATGGGCCTAGCCCTGACGGAGTTACAGTCCTTGCGGTTTTTTGACGAAAATACAGCAACCTCCTACTTTTTATAGGCTTTCGGCCTCGGAATGGGGAGAATACGCGGAACCAAGCGGACACAGCGACGCACAAATGTCGGCACAGTAGAGACGGGGACGGAATGATTCCTAATATCGCGCTGCCTTTAACTACAGCGTCTCCCGTCCTGTAACTAAAGGCAGCGGGTGCTTACCCAAGGCAAGCTCCTGTCAGTAACACGTCAGATCAGCCGCGCGGGCATTGTCCGCCATCTCCCTCAGCTTTGCAGCCGATGCGCGCGGTTTGCCGTTTAGATCGTCTCGACCATTAGCAAAGCCATGACGATAGCTGTGTGACCGATTATCACTGGGTTCGAGGCTATCGGCTTTTATCCCGTCTAGGTAGCCTTGGCTCACATCATCCATTCCCATGCTCCGTTATGTGAACAGGTCTGACACAGCCATTTTGGACCGTGCCCGCTCCTGAATGCCTCGCCGTCGCATCGGCGCGTCATAGACATTGTGGCACCGCTGACACCATGCCCTGAGGTTTTCAGCTTCACAGTTTTCGGGCTTGTGGTCTAAATGAGCGACGGTCAGAACCACTTTAGATTTAGTTTCAGGGTGCGGCTCGTCATTCTCAGCGCGGCAATTTGGAAAAGCTGGCGACCCTTCGCACCTGTTGTTGCCGCGCGCTCGAATAGCGCGCGAGATCATTTTCCAATCCTTCGGATACCGCGCTTTATTTTCAGGTCGAATTGGCAATGCTGCACCGCTACTCTCAAGTGTTGGTTCTAAGTGCGGGGCTTCCACCCGCCGCGCTAAATCCAACCGAACAAACGGTCCGTGATCTTCACTCTGATTGCCCCGGATGGCTTGGATTATCGGCATCCCTACCAACTCTTCACAATCACCCGCCTGCGCGTCCGTCCGATCCGCCCGCTAACGACCTCGGGTTAGGCCGATCTGTTGAGACTCATCAATCTGTGTTGTTTTTGTGCTGAAATTCTCCGCACCAATCTTGCGCCCATGTGGTCGGGAGTGCGCCGTCGATGAAGTCAATACCGTTTTGCCCCATCTTCCATGCAATCACGGGTGGATAGCGTCGGCAATTTGCGTGGCCCGCAACCTGCTCAACAGCATCCCAAAATTTACAGTCTCGGCACTCCCCCACACCCTCCTCCTATCAATCGGATCGGGAAATAAAAACAGGCTCCGCCCAATGCGCTCCGGGGAAATCCTTGTTCATGCGACTTACCCACTCATCAACTTGTCGCTTTGATGAAAACGGATCGCCGTGTCCACTGTGACCGTTTATCCGCCAAGACACCCGCCACATCTGGCGATAGCACCTATTCAGGTCTGGCTGTGATGCCGAGATATTCTCATAAAGTTGTCCGTTCATGCTACCTACTCAGAATTTGTTGTTTTTGATGTCTCGTTCGTAAGAAATTAAAAACCCAAGGACTGCGCCCACGCAAACAATCCCGCCAACAATGACAACTGCGATTACGTCCACCTTTGGTCTCCATTATGCAACGTGTTTTTAGGAAGGCCAAGGGCCGTCCATGTTGGTTCCCGGCTTGTAGATACGAATGACATAACCGTCGCAATCGAACTCAACACCGGCGGTGCCCGCTTTCTTCATGTCTCTTACATGACGGCGCAAACTCTTCCTCGCCGCCTTCCAATCCTCGAAAGCCTTGAGGAACCCGTAGCAAACAAATGCGAACATTCTCATGCGGTGCCTCCATTATGTAGTCGTTTCTAAAATCGCTCGCCCGATCATTTCGGGTATCTGCGGTATTACCGAATTCCCCAAGGTCTTTATGCGGCGGCGCTCCATAGAACAGGAAACCCCATCGCCCTTTCGTACAGGCAGGCCACGTTCTGCCACTTCACACCAGCGCCCAATGCTTCCGTCGAAAGTGACGGGGTATGCCTCTTGCGTGCTGCCAAGAAAGCTGCCGTCCTGGACAAGTCTTTCCCGTCTCTCGCGTTCGGGGTAGGCAATAATCCAGACACGTTCGCGGCGATGGGGAGCGCCCACGGCTGACGCCGGTATGTTTTCCCATTCCGCATCATACCCGCACTCGGCCAGGTCTCCGAGAACTCGGCCAAACCATCCGCCTCGCCGTTCGCTTGGGCCACTAAGCAGGTTTGCGACGTTCTCCACGATGACGAAGCGCGGTGATAATTCGCCAATAAGTCGGACGATTTCAGACCACAGACCGCTTCTTGTTTTGTCATTAATTCCGGCCTGCCTGCCGGCAACGCTGATGTCTTGGCACGGGAAGCCCCCTGTGACGACATCAACGGCAATTCCGTCGCCTCGAAGAGTTTCGGCGTTAAGTTCTCTGACATCATGGTAACAAGGCACCTCCGGCCAATGTTTCGCGAGTACGCGGCGCGGGTATTCTTCAATTTCGCAAAAAGCGACAGTTTTAAATCCGCCCGTGCGTTCTAATCCTAAGCTAAAACCGCCTATTCCGCTGAACAAATCCAAGACTTTCAGTTTATTCATCATCGTCACTCGGTAGTGGCGGCAAATCAGGGCAACCACCTCGAAACCACCTGCGAACCGTCTCAAGATTTTTAATATGCTGATCTTTGGTCGTATCAATTTCTAGCAGCTTCGCCAGCAATGCCTTTTGCCCGCCTGGGTATATGCAAACATATCTGTTATCTTCGACATAATCGTCAGGCCAAGCCCGCAGCTTTCCAGCCTTGTCCTTCTTGCGCAAGAACGCCATACGCGCCTTGTTGTCCCGTATCAGGTGGGAGCGGCCAAAGTGAACGCCAGCGGCCTTCCTGACAGCTATTCCGGCGCGGGTACGCTCGGCTGTCAGCGCCCTCTCCATTTGAGCAACAGCCGCCAGCATTTGAAGCATGAACATTCCGTGCGGGGTTGTCGCGTCAAAGCCTTCGGTGATCGAAACAAATTTGACTCCACGCTCATGCAGCTTTCGAATTGCTGTCAGGATGTCTTCGCCGTCACGGCTAAATCGGTCCAGCTTCCAGACGACAAGCGTATCAAATTCTCGAAGCGACTTGAGTGCCTTCTCAAGCTCTTTCCGCTTCATCGTCTTGCCGGATTTCTTTTCTTCATAGATATGGATAGGCTTCACGCCATACTTAATCAGCGCTTCTTTCTGCATCGCCAAATCTTGATCGTCGGTCGATACGCGAGCATAACCAACGAGCCGCCGCTCCGGTTCATATTCAGGCTTCGCCACCTTTTTCTTTTGTCGTGCCACCAGCAATTCCAAACATGTAAATCACGAATTTCTTTTGTGGTGACTTATGTCGCATTTCCGCTTGACGAATGCAAGAGACTTTTGTAGTGCTTTGTGTTGTTGAAACAAGACACGACAAATGGAGCACGGGCATGACCACCCTTTACCAGCTAGACGTCTGGACTGGCGATTTGCACCAAGAACAGGGAGAACGTTTCGTAGGTGATTGGCGGGCGGTAAGTCAAAAAGCCCGCGAGGAATTGGACAGAGGAAATCTCGCGAATATCATCCGCGAACAGGACAACCAGCGCATTCCTGATAGCGCGCATTAATAGGGACAAAGTGAATGCCGGGACCAGTCAGCGACAGTTACCAAGGCCCGCCCGACGACGGCCCTTACGTTCCTGACTACTGCTACGCATCCGGCCCAAAGGTCTGTCGAGACTGCGGGTGCCACGAGGGTTTTCACAACGACGAAGGCCAATGCCTGCGCGCTTACGAGTGCAACTGTGCTGGCCTTCATCCAGAAGACAGAACGCCACTAGGAGAATAACATGCCGTTCGTGACAACTACATTGACCGGAAGCGGCAAGAAGATCGCGGTGAACGTCGCCCATATCGAGAATGTGTATGACGCAGGGCGGGGGCAATCCACAATCGTAATGCTTCCGGTTGGTGATCGTTCCAATCGGGTCTTTGAAACACAAGACTCGTTCGGTGAACTCACCGACGCTTTGAACGAAATCAAATAGGGACAAGGCAGATGGGCTGGAACACCGAGACGAAACTTTTTGCGGCTGTCATTCGAGACTTTGAAAAGAGCTTACCGGGCTTCTGGTGGTCTGTTGGTCAATGCTCTGTGGGCGCACATGCTTCGTGTGCGGTCGATGGGTCTGGCGAGCAAGCGCACTTACTTGAAGGTGTCACGGCGGGCCACCCATACGACGATGGGTTTCACTGCGACACCAAAGGCGGAAGCCCCGCAGAGGCGCTGCAAGACGTGCTAGACCAAGCGAAAGAATTTATGAACAAGTCCGCGTAGCTCAACTGGTTAGAGCAGTCCGCTCATAACGGATTGGTTGCAGGTTCGAGACCTGCCGTAGACACCAAGATCAGATACGACAAAATAGGAGACAAGGTTGATGCAAGATCACTTCAATGGATTGACGCCCGCAGAAGCCGAGCGGCTTGCTATGCTGGCCGAGGAGTGCGGTGAAGTAATTCACATAATCGGCAAGGTTCTTCGGCACGGATACGACAGCCGACACCCTGACGGCGGACCCACAAACCGAGAAGCGCTCTCGCGGGAAATTCTCGATCTGGTCTACACGCAAGACGCCTTATTCAACGCCGACGATCTACCAAAGCACAGTCACGAACAGCGCATGGAAGTGATAGACCGAAAAGCGCGCTACGCGCATCATCAATAAGGGACAAGCGAATGTCTTCGAATGAACCTCCCGGCGAAAGTGGCGGCGATTACTACGACGACGGACACTGGGAAGACTGCCACGACTGCGGCGGTGATGGCTTCCGCGATGATGAATGCGAGTGTAATGCTTTTGAGGACACTTGCATGTGTCTAAACCCCAAGCCGCCAAGATGCTCGACCTGCAAGGGTAAGGGCGGGTGGACGATAGATTATTCAGCCGAAGATCAGGCGATGCACGAAGCCGATCAGGAAGCCGATCAGGAAGCACTTTAGAGGGAGGCAGGGATGGACGACGCGCAAGATGTAATGGCTACTTGGGTCATTCGGAAGTCTGGCCTTTTTTACCGGCCTAACCGATCTGGCTACACTTCTAATATTGACGACGCAGGCCGGTACACTCAGGAAGAGGCTGAAGCCGAGGCGTCCGTTGAACCTTGGCATATGTCAGCGCACCCAGCCGATGAGTTCGTGAAGGAAGCGACGGCAGCAGAAAAGGCTTACGGATTACTATGGCGTACCTCTTCATCAGACCCACGGGTCAACGAAGCGCGCCAAATTTTGTTGGCTGGAATGAACAAGGACGGGCAGAGACGAGGCATCGCCTACGCCGTTGAAAAATACGGCGCTATGACCGATCACGAAGCACTTCACACACTACCGTAATGGACGCGACAAAATAGGAGGCAGGGATGGAAATGCGCCAATGCCCGATAAACACGCCGAACTACAAAGGCGTCATACCGCAAACGTATGATGAAGCCTGCGAGGTTTGTGGTGGTACTGGTGATACGGGTTGCCTTCTTGAAGAGACGGGCGGGGAGCAGGCCGCTGGCATGGGAATTTTTTCTGTTAGAATGATGCCACCCGAAGCCGCACCCAAAGGTGTTCCTGTCTTGGTAGCTGGCGGCATTGCCATGAAGAAAACCGGCGGCGATTGGTTCACCGGAATGGACAATGAAAACTTCACCAGAAAGCTCGAATGGGAGCCAAAATGGTGGGCCGCAATTCCGCAGCAGAATGATATTACTTAAAGGGACCTACAGAGATGAGTGATTGGCACCCGATAGAGACGGCCCCGAAAGACGGTCGAAGGTTTATCGCCTTCAGCCCGATGTATGGAGTGACCGCAGCGCACTTTGATAGCACTAGCGGAATGATAAATCTGCACTCGTGTCTTTATCAGGATGCGGAAGTAACTCACTGGATGGAGCTACCTGCTCCGCCATCGCAATAAGGGAGCGAAGACCTTGCCACATGAAGCTCGACACCACGAGGACAAACTGTCCGAATTTGTCGCTGACGATGTGAAGAACTTCCACCTTGAAAAACTACACGATAACATATGGTGGATGCGAATTGAGCACCAAGATGGAACGGCCTCAGTTATTCGGCTTTTCGCGAAACGCGCCCATGTGCTTCCACTTTTCGAGACCCAATATTAGGATCAATCATGGAATTTGCAAAAGCACATGAAGCGATCCGCGAGGCCCTCAACAAGCTTTATCGCGGACATCCGCCTGAGAAGGTAGTGATAAGTCGCCGCCATCTGACACTGCTTCTGGAAGACTGGGAAAAGCTTGATACGTCCGTGCGCGCAATCGCGGCCCGTGAGGGAACGCGGGAAACGTTGCGCGGTTTAGCCCGCGCGGGGGCAAGAATCCGACAACGCAAACTGAAGAGCATCGTACTGATGGAAATTTTGGAAGGGAAAGCCATTACCGCGAATGAGAGGAGGGCGATCGTTGAAGAAACTGTAGATTTTGTTCTGCGGCACACTGAGAGCTACCGCACAGACACAGGTGAGAGCGAGCCGATATTTCAGCCCACGGAAATCGACCCAGACATTTGGTGGTCTCAGTGTATGTTGACGCCGCAACCTGAACTCTTGCCGCGCAGCCGAGAACACTTCGAGGCCAGAATTGCCCGCTGGAAAGAGCTGGCACGCGCAGCTTTAGACGCTTAATGGAGATTCCCGTGCAAAGGGCTAAACGATTATTGCGGCATTGCGTATCAAACGCAGGAAGTGCCAAGCCTCAGAAATCGCAGCGTAACCGCCGCTCCAAACGGGGCGAGTGATGTTTAGCTGGATTGCGGCTCTATGTTGCTGTGTTGCCGTGAGTATAGGGCATCAAGCCAACTTCGCCTTTAAGCGGCACGCCTTTTGTGAAGAGAACATAGTTAGTTTCTTGCGAATCTCCGAAGATGTCGCGGTAACTGATGTGGCCATAGACGTAGACCGCCATCTCGCCAGATTCGATTTTTTCGGTAAGGCCACGATGAGGGAAGCTATTCTTCTCCCTCGCAGTTCGACATCGGTAGCTAGTGCCCGGACCAATAACTCCCTTGCCCATCAAAAAATCATCGGGAGGTGGAGGCAATTCTTGATCAAGGGGGAATGGCGCGACCCAATAGTGAACCCACGCCTGAAATTCGAGAGCAGGACTCTGGCCGAAGTTTTTCACCCCGACTTCGGCTGTCATCGTTCCGTTTTCGCAGTCCAAAAACGCAGTGCCATGAAGGACGTAAGCCCTCGTCTGCCGTTTCCCCATTTTGTGCGTGTCCCACAATTGAACCAGCAGGGCCAAGAAGGCGCAGGCAGCAGCCAACGCCGCGATCCAAGTCGCGAGGTTCATCCGACGAGCGTAAGTAGCCATATCTCTTTGGGCAAGCAGGTCGGCTTCTTTGCGTTGCTCATCTCGGTCGGTATGGCTTGGGGTTTGGCTTTTACCTGTATTGGTATTCGTTGGCTTGACTGGATGCTGAACAACGCCAGTTTCCCTGTCATGGTCGCGTCTTTCGTTGCCTATGGAGTCTTCGGGTTCGCGATTGGAGCCGCCATTATCGACACTGTATTCTATCTGGGCAGACAATTTGGCATCGCCGGATAACGGCTTGGGCTGAATTAAAAAACCAAAAAGAATCGTAATCAACGCAGCGGCTAAAACGCTAAGGCCAATTACAGCCGCAATACGCTTTGACTCGCCATTTTTGAGAACCAAAAGAACCCGCATTTACAATCGAATTTCCGATACCTCTATCGCCTCCAAACATTGCACTAGGAGCACTGCCCGAAACTTGCCAAATGACAGCTTGAACCGAATCTAAGCGTTAAATTTTAAAGCTCACAGAGATCATGTATGCACGTTGCAAGGCCGATGTCAGATTAGCCCTATCAGATGATGTTTGGATGGTTTTATCGGCCCTCTGCGCTGCTGCATGTTTCAATACGGCTATATTAAACTCAGCGATTTGCTCTGAGAGCAGTTTCGTGTTGCTAAGCTCTGGCGCGACTAGCTCGTCGAATTTGAAAGTTTCGCCGCCTTCAGCGTCCTCTACCTCCATATCCGCCATAGACTCTAAATAAATCGCAGATCTGGATTTGATTTTGTTGAAGCAATTCGACAACTCGCCTGTAATTCTCATCTTTTCAGAGCTTGGAACTTCCAGCGCGCCTACCTTAGCAACAATGATTTCCGCATACTGTTCGAATATATCGGACATTAGAGTCCTCCAATCTGGAACGCATTGAAAACTACTGTCTGAGCGTTCGGGTTTGTGTTTGTAAAGAGAAGATCAGTGCCGTTGTCCGACATGCTGTAACTCCCATCAGCAGACTGGGCGATTTGCGAGAACTCCAAAAGGCCAGCATCCCCCGCAGTCGTAACCATGCCGCGCTGAAATCTCTGTGTTCCGGGACGATGTGCAATCACGTCGAAAGAAGCTCCGGGCGCGAATTGTGCGCGCGTAAATACTGTGATGGTCGCGCCCGGAGGGACAGTGATTGTCGTCTCCATATTGCCGTAAAAACCGTTAGCCTGGACCATTCCGTTAGCTCGCAGGTTGTCACTGAGAAGATAGTCGGTCTCGTTGTTAATGAAGATCGCATTCCCCGGATTGTTTATACCGGGCGATGCCGGATCAATTCCACCAATATACCTTCCCCCGCTGTTCATTTTGATGCCGCGCGCAAGAGGACCAAGGAAGATGGCAGAGCCAGAGTTGTTGAACTCCATAAACCCGCCGCTTACTTTGAGGAAGCGCGTGTCATCTGCCCAAAGACCGTACCTCCCATTCGATTCCAGAGTTGGCGACTCGATGGTCACTTGGGCGCGATCTGCGATAACCCCCTCTCTGCCATTCATAAAGCAACTGATCTGCCTGAACGTGTTGCCACTGTTTCGGAAGGCCGCGCTGTCGGTGTAAATCACGACACCTGACCCAACGCAGTCTTCTACCCATAGCTGACTTATATCAGAGCGATATACGCCATAGCTCTGGTTTCCGAAAAATAGAATCCCGTCATCGGTCGATTCGTAAACTTGGATATCGCTAATGGTTTGAAGATGCGTTCCGTGGACAACTAAGCCATGATCGCGCGCGCCACCACATCTGATCTGAAGCGGACCTTTCGTAGCCGTCCGATAGTTCCTTTCGATCATCACCAGCACAGACGGCGTGTAGGCCGCGCCACCAGCGTAATTTACGGGACGGGTCAAGTTTACTGTGTGCGCTGCTCCTGAAGGCTCGAATGTAGCTCCATTGAAGTTCGTAAACTTCGGAAGGCCATCTCCAGTTCCAGCCGCTAAGCTGTTAGCCAATATGTCCCGCGACTGCCAGTAGCGCTCGATCCGATAAGTTTTTGGCTGGAACTGAATCCCAAGACCACGCCCATCGGCGGCGAGGGATGCCGCTCGAAAAGATGCGGTATCATCAACATCAGAACCCTGTCGGTACATCTCAGGCCACATAGCACCATCAACCGGCTTCATCCGAATGTTGGGAGCGTCAACCGGATTTAACGGGTCAGTTGCGGTCACTGTGGCGGCGAAGTGTCCGTTCTCGTAGATCGTAACCTCATCGCCGAGAGAGATTGTGCCATTCGCAAACGCGGCCTGCGCTCCGGATCGCGTTACATAGTGATTTTCGAGAAGATTGTTTCCAAGGAAGGCATCAATCTGCGCTCGAGAACTGATAATGTACTCTAAGGCAGATTTTGCTTGCCCAAATAGCGATGGAATGCAGGTCATTAATTGCGCCTCATGTGATGTTAACGGTCTCTCGGCGTCCAGTCCCGCGCCCGAAAGTTTGCGATATTTGGAAGACTTCTAATCCTATCGTTGTCGCGGTAAGGGTTAGCCCGTCTGCCGTTTGGTCTGCGCTGGTGTACGTGACTGACTCAGAGTCGCTCTTAAGCGTGCGCCCGGCTCCACTGACGATAACAACGTCGTATTCTTCAAGCATCTCACTCATGGGGGTGGCACCAGACGGGTCGAAGCCCTTCCGGTCCCTTCGGGTCCATGTGATTGTCAGATCGCCACCGCCCTGACGTGTTGCTGCAAGGTTAATCGGAGAGTAGGGCCGCAATCCAACCCCTGCGAAAGACCGTGTTGCCTGGAGGTAAAGCGGATCATCAACAGCGCGCGTTGCCGGTCCATATCGGTAGAATGCGCTCTGTCCACGCTGCTCCAACGGATAATAAACTTGCGTGACTGACGAATTGATAAGCACGAATTGTGATCCCGCACTGTGGATCATCTGCCCATCCGTTCCTCGAATAGCCCGACGCAACCCTGAAATTTCGTAAGTGTTTTCAGCGGCCAAATTCGCCGTCATAAACTGGACGATCTCCTGATTGCCGCTTATATCGGTTATTGCCGCCGCGTTGGCTCCCGCATCAAGTTGTGCCGCGCTGGCAGAATTCAGGTTCGACCCCGAAGCCAGAACCACGGTTGCGGTTTGGGTGTCCAGAACGCCATCGACATCCCATTCAGGGCCAGAGTTAATCGGGTTCGTTACTGTCCCAACAGTTCCTTGACTGTTAAGGGACGCGATCGAGGAATAGTTCGCTCCAGTTGGAGAGCGATAAAGAACTGCCCCTCTCCATCCTTCGCCGTATGCAACAACATGAGGCGTGTGCTCATGTTCCTCGCCGAGGAGAATAGGCAAATCCAAGAAGGCAAGAGAAACCACCTGTGGTTCACGATACAGTTGAGCAATGCTGATATCGCTTGTTTGCAGGGTCGGCTCTGACAGCGACCCATCGACCATTCTTGCCGTTAAGCGGCCTTCCCACTCATCCGATATATCAGAGATCTTAGTTCGGTAAGTGAAGCCATCCCGTCCAATAAGGTTTAGAAACGATCCCGGTCGGAGCGCCCGAACATCTGAAGGCCTAATTTGAACCTCGACTGTCTCTCGATTTCGTTCAGCCTCCTCCATCCCTGACAGGGCAATTTGAGATGCTTCAGCCGCCGTCATCGCCGAAGGGATTGACCGTCTGTTTGGATTCCTGGCTTCTCCACGCCTCTCTGTTATTGTCCTTGTCTGGTATCCTCGATCTCGATCGTAATAACTGACGTCAACGACACCGGGAGCGTTGTCGACAGGATCTCTTCTATACGTGATCGCTGAGAGTAGATCGTCCTCCTGTATCTCGTAATCTGGCTGCTCTTGTTGGCGCGGAACGATTTTCATCACCCCATTGTCCATCGGCGCGAGATCCAGATGATAAACTGACGCCAACGTCGCAACTGCGTTTCGACCGGAGGTGCCTCTCTCAATAATCCAACCATGCAGGCCGGTGGTTGGAGCCAAACTAGCGTCGATATCTAGACCAAAGTCTTCTGCGATCGCCTCCAGAGTGCCTCGAACCGTCCCCCCAACATCTCTGGTTACAAGAAAGCTAATCTCCGGAATTCTATTTGAGAATTGATTGAGAGAGACATCTTCGAAAACAGCGTATGACTGACCAATGAACGCAGGAGCTAAAGTTTCTGTCGCGGCGTATGTTGGGTCTGGCATAGTTTGCGTCCCGTCGTAGACGATATGCCCAGCCATCGTATCAAGGTCCAAAATCTGACCGTCCGCGTAAATCTCATCGACCGATGTTATCTGTCTTCTCGTAATCAGGCACGCGAAAGACGCAGTGTATTCGAATGTCGTTTGCGTCGCCCCGCCACCCCCGAGCGCACTTCCTTTCCCGCCGACTTCCTCTGAGTCTTCGATTTCAGTAAAATTTGTTTGCCAGATCAGCGTTCCGGCAACTCGCATTGTCCCATAGATAAGAGGAATTTCAGATCCTTCCCCAGATCCGGACACTGAAGGGTTTGATAGCCTCGGCCCTTCGGTGTCAGGTGGGGTTGGTCCGAACAAAGCGTTGTCAATGACGCCACCGATCACTGCGGCCCCGATATTTGCCGCACCGGTTGCGAGTGCAGCCGTCGTCGCGCTGAGACCACCAACAAAAGCACTACTTGCGAATGCGCTGGCTGCGGCTGTCAGCAAAAGAGTCGCCATCAGAACCTCCAGTAACCGAAGACGCGGCGTTTTAGAGGTTCAGAGAAAGGAACTTCGACCACGCGACCCCGACCCAATGCTCGAGCATTGGAAGCGTGGATCAGAGTATTTTCCCCCAAAACTCCGCAGTGATTAGCGGCACCTGATCTTCCATATGACAGCACGACCAATGCACCCGGCTCCGGATCGTCAATCTTCGTTAGGTATCGGTTCGCTACGTCGGAAAGCGCGTTCGGCTCCATGATATGCCAATCGCGGGCGGTGCGGCGCTCCTCATCTGGGACACCGCCTTTGATTGACAGCCAGAGGCCTTCAAGGAGACCCACACAATCACAACCAATACCTTTCAGGGAGTGGCCGTCTTTATAAGGTGTGCCGACCCATGAGCGAGCCTCGGCGATTACGCAATCACTCAAACAATGACCCTCCATTCTTCTCCGTGCCATCACCTTGACGAGCGATGCGAATACGCATGTCTTGCGTTGGAGTGTGGGGATAACCACCAAACCGGTTGACGTTTGAAAAGACGTTGCAGTTTTCGAGTGTCTTCTCGCAGCCCGGTAACAATGAAACAAATGCCCCAACCGAAACCCCGGCGAGGGCGCCGTAAACGACGAGTCGAACCCCTTCATGCCGAGCTATCTCCCAAGACCTTCCGCCGATGGAGACTGAGCCGCCACGCCAGGTGGTTCCCGTCGCAGGATCTCCAGCACTCGTCTCGATGTAAGTGCGGCCATCCGTTGCGATGACTTGAGCAGATGTTGCCGCGACAACGACGCCGCAATCAGTATCTCCCAAAACATACGGACAGTTTCCGGTGACGGTGGATTGGTTAATGATATTCCACAGAGTCTCCGTCTCTGTTTCGATCGTTACCGTGATCGCGTTGTCGGTTTTCACTTCAAGCTGCGCTACGATATACGTGGCCCGCGTCCGCGTTATCACAGACAGTTTCCAGTCGACATCAAGCAAGAAAACCTTGGCATCGTCGTATCGACCGTCTCTAACATCCTCAATTGTTATCCGATCACTCGATATAGCCCCCTGCAAGTCGATTGAATCAATCGCGGCCCCAACCCGAGACTCGGCGCTTGACCTGTCAAATCCGCCCGTTGGTTCGTAGATTATGCCGTCGATCGTTAGAGCCTGATCGTGATCAGTGAACCCCATCACAACGCCGTCCAACCGCTCTATTCGATAGCAGTAACAGAGTGTCGTCGTCATGGGGCGAAGCTCGAATTGTCAAACACGAGCGCCAGTTCCTCTTGGGCTTCGACAATCTCTCTATATATATCTTCGCTCACCCCCAGAGCTGCCCGAATCTCATCATCTTCAGTTTCAGGCATGACATCATCCTTAGATGTCACTTCGATAATCGGAACACTTTGATAGCTGCCGTACTCCCCAGCACTTCCTAAAGACATGGTAGCTGGAAGCCAGTCATTATCGAAGCGAACTGGCGTGTCATAGTACCCGCCCCAGAAGAGACACACTCCAGTCGGGACAAAATCAAAGCAAACAATCCCCCGAGATGCGTCCAAAGACCACCCATCGGTCAGCTCGACCTGTGATCCATCTTCAAGGGACATACCAACCCGAAATCCACGCACTCTGGGTTTGTAGATCCTACGCCTGAAGACACGACCACCGCTCTGATACGTCCGAGACAGATCAACATTATTGGAGGTCATCTCTGCTATCGTGATCAGGCAGTCATCAAATGGCGTCGGCTCATAAAACTCATCCGGATCGGGTTCCGTCTTGCGAGTTTCACCACAAACAATCTTTGGGGCTGGACGGGTAGTATAGTCATCAATCATCCGCATCCGAAAAGGATGGGCGCGGCCAGCGCGAGCGATGAAAAACTTCTGGATAAAGCGAACATCTTCATGAATGCGATCACTGAAACCGATTTCAGCCCTCCACTTGGGGCGAGACCATCGCTGGTTGCGCTCCTCCTCGCCGCTCTCCATCGTCGCTACTTGGGTGTTGAACTCGGGGCCGGTCCTCGCACCGAGAGCGATAGAGTCGGGAAGCACGTCTTCGTGAAAATTACCGTAGATCATGAATACCTCGAGCTTATGTTGATAGCGCCGCTTCCCTCACTCGACGCTCGTTGTCGAGACACGCGGATGCCTCCAGGCTCTCTCGTAGCTGGGTCATTGGAGATCACAGTGACTTGGATGTTGTCTCCGCCGCCTTGCAGTGCGCTTTGGAGCGCTGCTTCTTGGCCACCGGTCCTGATGGTCTCGCCTTCTTTCGCAATCAGAGGAACCTCACCAGCCCCGAGACGTTGAATCCGTCCACCTTCGCCGATAACCGCGCCGGTATGGGCCGTCTGGAATAGACCGGATACTGTCGAGAACGCAGTCGACAAGAAACCACCTGATCCTGATGATCCGCTCAATCCCGAAGACAGGTTGCTGAACCCAGAGTCCAGAAGCCCACTAACAGCGCGGTTCGACGCCTGAAGAACAACTTGCTTCAAAACATCCGACAGCTTGCCGCCTCGGGAGATCAGGTCTTCGATTCCTGATTTAAGATCATCAATGATGGACTTACTGGCTTTCCCCAACTCGGTCTGGGTCTCTATGGTCTTTTCGATTTCATTGCCGATAGCGGCTTGAGCGCGTTTCTCAGCTTCGGCCAAGGTGATCGTCTCGCCCATGATCGAGGCTCGGCGCATCATCGCCTCAACCAAGAACGGCTGAAGCTTTACCAACTCTTTGGTGATATCTGCGATCTTCTCTTCATCCGTCCGATGCTCTTGAAGCAAGTCCAGCGCCTTCCGACGAAGACTCGTCGTCTGCTCGATCGCCAAGCGGCGGCGCTCTACCGCTTCAAACTCGCGTCGGATCTGCTCACCGGAAAATTCGCCGACCTGATCTGTGTCTCTGATGCCGAGTGAGCGCATCCTCTCGACAGCCGCGGCGACTGATCGAATTCGGACGACATCTTGCTCATCAACCCCCACAAGCGACGATTCAAGCGAAGCACGATCAACGCTTAAACGAGCGTTTTCCATTGCCTTGATCGCCTGAGTTACTTTGTCTAGGCGCTCTTTCGCATCATCGGCTTCAGCTTTCAGATCGAACAAAGCACCGGATGCCTCTCGGGTGCGCGCCACCTGATCTGGACTCGCATCGGTTCCAAGGTCTTTGATTGCCTTCTTAATGGCGAAATCACGCTCGGATTGACGCACAGATAGCTTTTGGGCATCGGTCAAATCTTTGATGTCTTGGACGCTCTCCCTTCCTGTGAGCATGATCTGGGTGGCGCTCACCGCGCGCTGACGCTCAAGAACAGCGGACTGCTCCCTGAGTTTCGTCTCACGCTCGATGTCTTCTCGAACATCTTTGATCGTTTTCTGGTGTTTAACGCGGGCCTCATCGAATTCACCCTCGACTCGCAGGGCCTCTCGCCGAACTTCGAGTTCCCTTTCAAGGACAGCGACAATTTCGGGACTCGACGCCTCCTGCTTCCTTCTCTCGAAATCCGCCTCGAGTTTCGATAGCTGGACAGATCGTTCTTTCGCCCGTGCCGCTCTATCTGTCTGATCAGAGATCATCTCAAGCTGCTTCAGTGTTGTCGCGGCTGAAACGAGATCAGTCTGAAACTCCGGGAATGCCTGAGTAGACGATTGCGCGCTGGCGAGAGAACGGCGTGCCGCGATAAGGTCGCGCTGCCGCTCGAAGGCCAAGGTTTCCGCTGTCGCTTGCTTCCGCTGTGCATTCGCTTGCGCGCTTTGCTGTCTGGTGAGGTTCAACTTATCAGCGAGGATAGCGCGCTCGACTCCTTCTGCCCCGGCGATCTTCTCGAGGATTTCGGACTCCTTCTGCCGCAGCCGGATCGACTCTTTTAGAGCCGCTTTCTCTTCCTGTGACTTTTGGCGGATCATCGCCAATTCGCGATCAGTGGTCGCCGATTGGATGCCTTGAATACTTGGTCCAGAACCAGTGAGCGTGTTGCGAAGCTTTTCAACTTCGTTCAATGCCGCAAGTTCGCGCTTGCGCTGGTCGAAGGCCTTACTCTCTTCCTTCGCGACTTGCTGCTGCTGGAACCGCTGCTCAACAAGCTTTTTTCGAACAAGGAACTCTTCATTGAGGAGGTCGAGATCTTTCCCTCTCTTGCCTTTGGATTTCGCCTCTAACTGAGCATCCAACTCAGAAAGTTGCTGCAACTTGTTCGATAGTTGGCGAAATTCATCTAGGCTGTCCTTGAAATCCTTCAGTTCGCTTGCGCTGCCGATGAATCCAATGTTGTCAACGGCTGACACTACGGGATTTGCCAGCTTCGCTTTTAGCCGTTCAAGCCTTTCAGCCTCTTTACTGAGTTCTTTGACAACGTTCAGATCATCCGCTGCGCTCTGTCCAATCTCGCCGGTAAGGTCTTTCTCAACCGAACCCGCCTTAACCGTCTCGATTTTGTCATTTACGTCAGCAAGAACGGCCTCAAGCTTCTTGTATTCAGCGAAAAGTGCCTGAGCTTCTCGCTGACCATCATTCAAGCGAGTGCCATTGAGAGCGAGATTGGTTAGTTCTTCCCCTTGGCGAAGGAATCTTTGAAAATCATTTTCAGCGCGGCGATCTCCATCAAATTGAGAAGATCCAAAAATATCTGACCCAAGTTGAACACTATCCTTGATAGTCCGGGAGAAGAAATCATCGACCGATCGTCCAGCATCTACACGCAGGGACGCAAGCTCTGCCTCCAATGCCTCTCGGCTGGTTGCCAGCCCCGCAGCATTGGCGTCTCGAAGCTCCTTCTTCTTCTTTAGACGCTCATCAATGGAATTGATTTCAGCAAGAGCCGTCGCTTCAGCCTCGGCCTTCTCATCTCGCAAGGCTTGTTGGTACTGCTCAGACACCCCTTCGAGGTCTTCCTTCAGCAATCGGATATCCCGATCGAGCGAAGCGACTTCGCTGATCTCAGATTGAACGCTGTCGAGCATTCTGGCGAAGTTGCCCATCCGGTCTGAGAGGGAGTCGAAGACACCGGACGCATACAGACCAGCGGCGGCAAGAGCAGCCACCCCAAGAGGACCGCCAAGGAACCCAACGACCGAGCTAAGGCCAGTAGACGCAACCGTGAACGCTCTCGCGCTCAGCGTTTGAGACGCCATAACAGCCGCATGAGACCTACCAGCCGAAGTCGCGAATGTTTGCGCCGTGGCAAGTTGTGTCGTCGCGACTGTCAATCTTTGGTTCGCTGCCGCACTCGCGATTGTAGCCGCAGTCGACCCCCCAATCGCTTGCGATAAAAACGCCTGATTTCGCGCTTGAGCCGCAGCTTGAATCGCTGCGGCCTGACCAGCCTTCGCTTCGACAACACTGGATTGCGCCTTGGTGAGAGACGCCTGAGAAGATGCGAGGGTAGCTTGACGCTGAGCCAAGGACTCTGCGGTAGTCCGCTTGATTACGCCACCAAGGCTATTCAGACCTCGGGCTGCCAGCGCAATCCCGCCGATGGATAAGCCGACTGCAAAGACATTGACCAGACCATCAAAATTATCCGCGATACCGAGAAGGGCATTACTTGCTCCTGCGCTCGCGGATTGAACGATTCGACTGGTTTGGGCGTACCGGATGGCAGCGTTGCTAATCTGCGTGAAGCCCTGTGCGATGGTGGAGCTCGTCTTCTCAAACTCACGGTCGACTTCATCCGACGCAGCAACCAGCGCATCGAGGATTACCTGTCCGGTGAGCTTACCTTCCTTGGCGAGCTCACGGATGTTCCCAATCGAAACCTGGGCGGCGTTATCGAAACGCTGTGGATTCTTCGGGTCGAACGCCTCAACCATCCCATCTTCGACAATCCGAAGATTTCGAGCCAAAGACCGAGCAAGCGCCGGTGCATTTTCAAGAACAGATCTGAGTTCGTCGCCTTGAAGTCTGTTCGAAGCGACACCCTGAAACAATTGAACCGTCGCCGAAGATGCTTCCTGTCCGGTCGCGCCGCCTGAAATCAAACCTTTTTGAACCGTCTCAGTCGCCCGAAGGATAAAGCTTTGGGATCGGCCAAAATCAGATGCGGATCGTGCAGCACGAGAATACGCATCGGCAGTGTCGAGAACCCCGGTGCGGGTCTGCCTCGCAATACGGGCGGACTCGCGCTGAAGGGTCTGGAGCTCACGCTCGCTCTCCGAGACAACCGACAGTTTGTTGGAAAGGGTGGTGGCTGAATCCGCCACCGTGACGAACCCACGGGCCGCGATGCCGATCGCTAAACCGCCCGCGATACCCGTCGATAAGCCGTCGAGGCGACGTGTGAGGCCTTCAATAGCGAGAACAGCTACCCGAGTCTCACGACGAACAGATGTCCCGAGACCCCGAATGAACCCACGAGACGCCATCTCCTGTCCCTTACGGTCCAGTCGTCCAGCAGCTACCGATGTGCGATTGAAGTCAGAGCGGATCGAGCGTGTTGACTGACGAGTCAAACCCTCCATCGCACGCATAGAGCGCGAGTAAGGCCGACCATCAACAGACAGGAATACTTCGAGGCCACCTATTGTCGCAGTCACGCTTGCCTCATGTTTTTGTTCGCAAACTCAAAGAAACCACTGAGTATGTCCTCGGCGGGCATTTCTTCTTCTGGCTCCGGAGCTTCCTTCATCACGTCGCGCCGGAAATCATCGGGGAAGTTCTTGACCGTCTGGGCATGGCTGCCGGTCATTATCCAGCCCGCCTGCCTCCACGCGATGTAGAGGTCATGTTCCCGGCGGGCTTTGATCATGATGCGGAGGGTGCGCGGCGTTTGTGCGTAAACCTCCGATGGGGGAATACCTACTCCGAGGGCTTCTCGCTCAAGTTCGATGAGCCAGTCTCGGGCTTTCCCGAAGGGTCTTCATCCCCTTCCTTGCTGAGAAGGCCTTCGAGGTATTTGATATGCTCATCATAGGTCCGGTCATGAACCGCGTAGCAAAACGCATCGAGTAATGTTTCAAATATCTTGTTTAGAGTGACACCATTTACGGCCTTGAGGATGGCCTCATCATTCAAATCTTTCATGCCGGGGGATGAAGCTTTGATGAACTCCGGAAGGCATCCCACATCAGCGCTGCGGGCGCACGACTCAAGCCGAGCAAGGCTGTCGATCGTAGCCTCGCCTGCCTCTTGGCGAAGAGCGAATAGTGCTTCGAGAGTGAACTCGATTTCGATTGATCCGATACTGAATTTTTTCATCTGGGGAAGATCCTTTCACAATAAAAAAAGGTGGAGCCGAAGCCCCACCTCTCTCAGACCATCATCATTCCTTGGGGGGAGTTAGGCGACGACGGCACTTACGCTGGCGGTATAGTCAGACAGGACGCGCAAGCTGTCCTGAGCGCGGACGAAGTAGTAGTAAGTCTTCCCGCTTTCGACGCCCGTATCAACGAAGGTGATGCCCGCATCCCCTGCCGCCGCAGCAATGGTTGGCTCAATCACATCAGCATTGCCCAAAGCGAGAGCCGCTCCCGACGAGTCCGTAGATGCGCGATAGAAGGTAAGCCCCGTGATGTCCGCTGTCTGGCTTGCCGCTGGAGCATCAGCCGTCAACGTCACCTGCCCAGCGGTCGTCACATCAGCCGCCAAGTTCAACGGGATGTCGATCAGCACTTCCTTCACTTCGTAAGCACCCTCTGGACGCATTGTGATCGTGCGTTGAACCAGCGCTTCAGCGTCGGATACGTCGAACCCAAGAGAGCCGACATAGGCACAGAACTCCAAATACCGCTTTTGTTTTGGGGAGTCTGGGTACGGCTGAGCGTAGATGATCCGATACCTGCGGAGCGTCCCGTTCTTTTTGTCGGACTCCAGAAGCTCTTGAGCCGCATCGTTTGGAAGATAGAAAACGTTGAACGAGAACTCTTGCGGGTCCGACAGTCCTGGAATGTATTGCTTGGAGCGACCCGGACTGTCCATGTTCGTCGCATCGACAAAGTTCGCCGTGTCGCTGAGCGCTGGAGGTGCCACCAGCCGCGCGAAGCTCGTCCATGTTTCAGTTGGAGAGCCACCATCGCTGTATTGGATCACGGTCTGGCCGTGTGCGATCTGAGGCTGGGTGGAGGCTGTATTCTCACCGGCCATTATGCGTCCTTTCAGAGCTTGGGTTGATAGTTTGCGATGAAGGTTAAGTGTTGTGAAAATCGGCCCGATACTGGCTCTTTCCCACTTGTCTTACCGACCAACTTCATCAACTGGACGATATTTGATTCCCAATGGTGACTACGGTCGTGCCATTCATCGGTAAGCTGTTTCGCGATCCTCAAAGCATCGACCGCCTTTTCTGCGTATAGCGTCAGTTCGAATTGATAACCGCGAACTTGTCCCGCCTCACATCCGCCAAGCGATGTTGCCCGCCCTTCATTGAGCGTCTGATGAACCCAATAAGGGATACTACGTGGTGCGTTCGGGGCCTCATCCAAGTAAGCGTATATCCGCTGGCCTTCGGGCTGCCACCGCTTCAAAGCCCGCATAATATCTTGCTCGATCACCGTCGACGACCTCGGCTTTTAAGAGCCAGTCTACGGATGTCTGAATAGACCTCGCGTCCCAAAACTCTCAAAGTATCGTCTTGCTTCGAGAATAGAGCAGGGCGAAGATGCGGAAACTTTCGAGCGCCGGGATGCGTCGTCCCACGGTTGGGTTGGAAGTGAGGCTCTGTCCCGAACTCAACTAAGTGAGCGTATCTTGCTGGGAAATAAGGGCCAAACCGTTTCTTGCTCACACCAAGCTTCATTAGAGATTTGAGGCCACGTCGACCACCAGACCGAATTACGTAAGCTTTGGAAAGTGCGCCGGTTCTGCGACCGTTGGGCTTGCCACCTTGGCCGCTCAAGCGTTCGCGAACATCTTGCTGCATTGGTTTCAGCGCTTCCCTTTGTGCCTGTGCCAGCAATCGTCCGCTTTCCCTGACCGGATAATCGGCGAGCGCACGAAGCTGCTGAGCTAACGCTTCCATTCCCTTGATCTCGACGCGCATACTCACTGGAAATCCACCGTGCCAATCTGCTCTTGCAGCATGATCCTTGTCATCTTTCGATCGCCCGTGAATGGAGACACACCGGTTATGTCAAAGAGCCGATCAACGTCACTGGCAGCGTCAGCTTCAATCTTAGCCCGATGGGTTGTGTTGATCCCGTTCGCGTCGAGCATGTCTGCTTCAGCCCGGTAGCGCGCTACCGGAACATCAGTCCCAGCGTCGTTTCTCTCTTGAGCACGCTCTGGGTAAAAATCGACCCAAAGTTTGATATGATCTTCCCAATCACCCTCGATCGGTTGTGTGAAACTATCCTCGATAGGGTCTCCAAATTCATCCACATCATCGGTCGTCTCTTCGCTGTGGACAGCCTTTTTCTGAACGATGAGGAAGACTGAGCGGTCGCCGGATGATAGCGACATCAGAAATACCGCCTCATATCAATGTGGCCTTGCATAAGATTGTTGTAGCCCATCGTGACATCGCGGCTCACTTCACTGAGGCGAGGGTCGCCGATGCTGGCAGATCGGTTCTCATAATAGTGTACACCAAGCATGATCGTCGCATGTCGGATATCTTGAGGAACGTCACCGGGGGCATCACCATACCCCGCCGTGAAGTCGATCATAACCGCATCATCAGCGGCGGCCTTGTCGGGCCAAGATTGATCCGCCTTCAGGATCGGGCAAAAGTTCGCCCGTCCATTAGACGCACGATACAAGGCGGGATCAACGACTTGCTCCACCTCATCCTCATCAAGATACCGAATCCCGTCGAGGGTGTGAGCACCAAGAGGCAGAACTGCCTCGAAACTGTTCGTAACCAGCGTCCATCCTTGATTGATGACCGCTCGTTTGAGGTGCCCTGTCGGGCCATCCGCCGCAGCGCACGCGCCATTTGCACACTGCTGAAAGAAACTTTGTTCGCGCGTATTGGTGATACGCGCAGAAGATTTGATCTCTTCCGCAGTGACAAACAGCGTTGAGGGCGCACTGCGGCGGATTAGATCGGCCATGATTAGAGCACGGACTCAATCGCCGCAGCAGCCGCTTCGGCGTCGGCTGGAGCCTCACCTGTCAGCTTGGTCGCAAGTTCGATCTTCTTGTCATCGTCCATCTTTTTCCAGTTCTGAGGGACAACAACTGGGACGACCTTCTCAACCACACGGTCAGTTTGAGGGGGCATTTGCGCGCTGATCGGCTCAGCCAATCGGACATTGCCTGACATCGCGGCCTCAAGGTTCGACATGACGGGCATACCTGAACTCTTCTTGGCTCCCTTCTTGATCTCTTCCTCAGAAAGCGGCTCGATCAGATCGGAAGAGTCGAGCTTTCGAACCCCAGCAATCTTTGAGATGTTTTTCAGATCGTCTTTCGTCAACCCGACGACTTCGCCTTTACCATAAGGCGTTACCGACTGAAGAAAGCGGTGGGGAGTGAGTGTTGGTTCTGATGAACGTTTCACGAGGAAACCTCTTCTTAAAATATCGGGGAAGAGGGGGGCTACTGACCCCCTCAATTTGTCACGAAGGGGTTACGCGCCCCAAGTCACTTCGTTCATGACCTGAACAGCAGCGGCGTGCTCAATATCTAGGTCGTGCCACATCTCCGCTTGGATCGCGACTCGGCCTTGCTGGAACATGGAGTGGACCGTCGCATCCGAGTGGACGATTGCGGTCGTGTCCGATGCCTTGAAAGACATATCCATCGCCTTGCCGTCGAGAACGTGGTTCGCTTGGACAAGGAAGATTTCGGACTCGTTCGTACCGGCCCCAAGGTTGTCAGGGAACAACGATGAGATGTGGACCTTGTACCCTTTGAGCATGAGGTTGTCCTCAGAGCCTTGGATCTCTGGATACGCTTTGACACCCTGACCATTGGTGAGAGCGCGAAGGAAACCCAGCACGCGAGGTGTCATGATCCAATGGGTGTTCGCGTTATGCTTGATCTTTGCATTCCGCTTGCGGGTCAGCATACCTTCGAGTTGAGCATCAACATCCGGGTACGTCGCCGTCGCGCCTGATTCCGCGACGACTGGAACGCCTGTAATGAAGCGAAGGCCGACAGGGTTATCACCGCCAGCCACACCACGGATGGCGTTGATATCCATCGTCTCAACCATCGCGCCGCGAAGGTCGACGGTGATCGCATTGCGGACGTTTGACAGACTCCAATTGAGCAACTGGATCGAAGGGGTGATCGTGGAAACGAGGCGCTTCGCGACCAGATCAACTTCACGGAACTCAGCCGCGGTAACGAGAGTGTTCGCACCTTCTTGGCCGTATCCGGCGGTCGTTCCGAATGCGCCAGTTTTACGGGCATTTCCGCGCGGCATATCGACCTGACGAGGGTTCATCGCCAAAAACACCGACTCCTCACGCAGACTGTCGATCATCTCGGTGAGGAGAACGTCTGGCACGGTAAATCCGCCCAGATTGTCCGTTGTGGTCTGGTTCGTCGTGTCCGCTGCGAAGAACTGGTTCGCCACGGCCTCATATCCGTTTGCCACAAGAAGATCGGGGACCGTTGAGCTGTCGATTGCAGAGTTCGCAAAACGGATCGCCGCCGCCATCATAGCAACGCCGATCATGTCGTCAGCGGCCATATTGCGACTTTCGCCCGGTGAGGCCTCGTTACGTCCGTATGCGGGGCGCGCGTCCGCACGGGGAGCGTTCGCGACTTCTGCCGCGATCAGGCGTTCGACCGATGTGATTTCGGCATTAGCCGATTCCATCGCTTCGGCTTGCGTAGCCGCTTGAGCGTTTTCTTCTTCGTTCAGATCACGGGGGCTACCGTCTTCGTTAACAGCACCTTCGATAATCGCCATAGCGGCTGCGCGCGCTGTTTCCGCACGGGCCTTCGCCGCCTCCAGTCGCTCTTTGAGCGTCATGATGTAACCTTTCTCAATAAAAAAACCCGCACAAAGGCGGGGCGTTCGGGGCGGCCTAACGGCCAGTTATCCACCTAGAGTCAGGTGGGTTTGAGTCGCGACAACAAAGCTGCGCGAGAACCTTCAATAAAAGCCGGAGCGGGAGGATCGATCGTAGGCTCGACCGGTTCCTTCGTGGTCCCGCCCATGCCCAACGCCTTGCCAAGCTTTGCTAAGAAACCGTCGACGCGAGCCTCTGCCTTATCCAGTTCGGCGTTGAACTCTGAGAAGTCCACAGTCGGCTTAACTGTGATATCCTGCACCTCAGATTTTGGAGGTGCCTTGAATGCCGAAAGGTCGAAAGTGATCTCAGCTTTGGGCTTCTCAGCCGTCTCCCGGTCAGCAAGGCCAATCGCGATGGCACCCTCTCGGGTATAGAAAGTCTCAGCGTCCATACGGGAAGCCCAGTCCGAAATCTCACCGCCAGCTTTGGCGGCATACATCTTCGCCATATCGCCGTCGATTTGGCCCAGAGTAACAGCTTGGGACTCGTGATCATGACGGTTGCCCATCGTGAAGCCCCACGCATTGTGGATCATGATCTGAGTGGCTTCGCCCATCTCGATCTCATCCGCTGCAAGCATGATGAACGAAGCTGCCGATGCCGCCAAACCGTCAATTCGAGCGGTGATCTTGGCATCATGCGCCTTCAGGGCATTCATGATCGCGACACCCTCGAAAACGTCGCCGCCGGGGCTGTTGATGTGAAGTACGATATTGTCGGTTTTCACATTACTGAGTGTGTTGACAACATCTTGCGCCTCGATGAACGGCCAGCCGATGACATCGTACAGGTAGATATGCGTTACATCGCCCTCTGCTGAGTGGGACAACGCCTGTCCACGGCCTTTGTTCGCCTTGAAAAGCGCCATGAGTCGTTCCGACATTTCAATTCTCCAGAATTTTGACATGAGTGGAGGATCGGAAGGGCTATGCCGATCCGGTCGCTCAATCATTTCATGTGCAGGGATAGCCCTATGGGGCCAAAATTCGTTACATTACCGATATAGCAGCCTTATAGGCCCGTCAACTGGCGCTACGGCAATCGAAATTAGGCGGATGCGCCAAACTCGCGCGCCTCGATTTCTGAAATCAGCGCATCAGCCCACGGCAGGGCAATCGTCGGCGGGATGATGAAAAATTGATAGGCATCGCCGCGCAGATAGTGAGAAATCACACCAGACCAAGCGCCCATATCGGCCTCGCGTTTCGAGTACATCGGTCCACCTGAGAACCCCTGCTCGAAATTGTCGTTTTCTGGCCTTAGCTTCGTGATATGCGATTTCGCGTATTCAGTCGCGCGCATCGTTCCACGGTGAAGATATTGGTGGATATTTCCGTTCTCTTCTTTCGCGCCCATGCCACAATACATCAGCAATTCTCCCGGCTGGACGGCGTGTAGCGACATATCGTGACGACTGATAGCGTGAGCATCGTCAACCGCTTCAGGAAGAACCGCTAAGGATAAGTCGCTGCGATACGAACCAAGCCCGCCCTCGTACTCTTCATGGATATAGATTTCATTCGAGTGGAACCGAAGCGGCTGCGCGTGTCGAGATGTCGGCCTGATTGAGAAAGTATGCTCGGTGCCGGACGGCGCAAACTCTCCAGTATCCTCATCCATGACCGCGTGAACGTGAGCGCAGCCAAGAACGTACCGTGCGCCCCCGCGCTTCCCTCGAAGCAATGTTGCGCCACCTTGCTCTGCCGTTGGGCCGAACTGAGGGTCTTGTACGATAGAGTTTGACATGACGTAGCCACGAGGCACGACCATATCAGGTACGGGTTCTTCGTATGCGATTGGGTCCATCCGCCCATTTGGGGCATTCGTCAAATCAAGCCGAACCGCACTGCCCGCCTCGACTTCACTGCTCACGCTGACGTTTTGGGCCATGCTGCTATCAAACGAGTCCAGAACCCTCCCCATATCCGCGTGGGATCGACGGAGAAGCGCCGTGGCCTCGACGATGCCCATGCTTTCACATTGATCGGCGGCGGGAGCGGGCGCAGGCATGGCACCACCAAAACTGGTTCGCTGGCCTTCGGCATCGACACGAGACAATTCGGACATACCGGATCGACCTCGGCTGTGCTCCATGATGAAATCACGGGCGGTTTGTTTGTTCGTCATTGGATGTGACCCTTTTGGTTACGCGCAGCCTGCTGCGGTCCAAGCCTCGTTGAAAACAGCGACCCGCTCGTCATAGGTTCCGTAAGCTGACGTTGGACCAGCTCCGAGCGAAGTGATGAAGGATCTGAAATTGCCAAAGCGACCCCACCCCTCGGTTGTTGATATGTTGTTTTTGCAGAAGAACGTGACAACGCCGTACATCCCCGCATACAGTTCGACCTCTTTCGACGCCGCCAGAGACGACCCGTAAGCACGCATCAGGTCAGGTCGCTCAAGGTGTGTGCGGTAGTGGTAGACCTCATGCGCCACGATCACCAGCAGCGCATTAAATCGGTCAACGCCATATGTGTCGATCTGCCCCTCTTTGACTTGAATCGTCTCAGTCGCAGGACAATACACGATACGCTCAACGCCGTGTCCGCCGCAATCCTCTGTTGCAACGAACGTGGACAGGCGAGGTAAGGGAAAGCCATCAGGGATAAGCAGCGTGTTGTTCACCGCTTGCAAGGTTCGGTCGATTTCCTCGACGTGCAACGGATAGACCCCGGCGCACTTCGAATCCCATTCCGGCTCGCCACGGAGATCGCGGGTGAAGCGACAGCGCTGAGGGAGCGGAGCATCGACAGTCGCGGTCAGTTCGGGAGCCGGGAGGATGCCGCCGATAGTTTCAGCCACATCGAGCAAAGGGTTTGTACAAATCGACTTTGCAACATCACGGAATTTACCATCGGGCAAGTCTTTGGCCATGTTGCAGCCGCTATCTGCTACCGCTGTAGCGGTTCGCAGAACTTGACCCGGCGTTACCGGGAAACACGCGACAAGCCCGAACGTTAGAAATGTCGCGAAGATGAAATCTTTGAATGCTTGTTTCAACTGTCCCCCCCCTCTTTCCGATTCCCGACATCAAAAGCTGCTTCCTCTGCAACGCCTTTGGCGAGGTTCATCACATCGCTCGGACTCATCCCTAGTTTTTTGACTGCGGATGGGAGTTGAGTGCTGACGTATTCGGCTGCGTCAGCCGTAGCCTTTCGGACAGCGCCGTCCATATCCCCCTTTGATCCATTGCGAAGATGCTTCGCGAGAGCCCCTCGCGCCGCTGTGACCGCCGCTGATTTGACAGTTGCCGCGATATGGTCAGGAACCTTGATCCCGAACCGGGTCGCAAGAACCGCGATCACGATACCGATCAAGACCGGAACGAGTTGCAGAATGAATGGGGAAATTGTTTCCATCATGACTTTATCCCTAGTTGAAAGGAACCGCGGCGACCGGAGCTTTCACCGGGCCGTCTGGGTTCGAGGTTTTTGACAAATCGGCACAAGCACCGAGAGCCATCGCCACTAAGGCGAAGGACAAGAAATTCCGCATCGTGTTTCCTTTGAGTTTAGGCTTCATTGCGCGAAAAGCCGCGCTGATAGGCTGCACCGCTTAAAATCGGGAGCGTTGCGTCTTGTGGGATTTCCATCCCCTTCGGGTAGCGATATTCGACCACACGGGATTTGTCGAAAACCGTGACGGAAACTCGATTTCCCTGATTGCCACCGAGAACAACAGGGTGGCCATGCATATTCACCCCGACCAAAAAGCCGACATGGCCCTTGGCTGGGTTCTTGCCGCGAGATAGCACGACAATCGCGCCGGAGGTTGGACCGAACAAGTGCCGCCCCCAATTCTCATAACTCCGCGCGCGGGCCGATTTGGATGAGTCAATGCCGCACTCTTCCAATATGCCCCCGACGAAACCGGCGCACCACGGAGTTTCGTCATTCTTGAACCACGGCGCGTCGATCAAGCGCCACCAATCCAGAATTTTTTTCGCGTTCTCGCGGCCCGGAACCTCGCACAGCCCCAAATACGAAAACGCTTTCGTCATCCACGACTGCAACTCGAACCCTGCCGTCAATCCTACAACACCACCATTCGCAGCGGCATAGCCATCCAGCCCCATTTTCGTGCCGGGGCCATTGATGCCGTCGATCTGCCCGCGATACAATTTGGTGTGCGACAGCGCGATTTGCTGCTCGATTAGAACGCTCATTCTGGACTCCATCAAAGAGTTGGCTTGGGAGGTTTTGGCTCGCGAACCGGTTCGTCGCGCTCCATTTCGGCGTCAAGAATTTTGGTCTTTGCTTTAGATCCAGCGCTCGAGCCGTAGTAAAACTGATAAACCCCGCCCGTGTACCCCGTGATCGTCCCGACAACAGCGGCCACCAACGCCTCGCTGACAACACCCAAAACGGTCAAGACCATGACGCCCACGAGGCTAACTGCCGTAAGACCAACCGCAGCAATGGGCAGGAGTTTTTGAACCGAAGGATTCTCAATCATTTTAAATCTACCTTCACATCAAACCTCTCGAAACCACGCGCACACTCGCGCGTCTGTGCTGCTGCCGGGAATGGTGCCAGTTCGGAAATCGATCCGGCCTCCCTTCGCGACTGGAATGGGCGGGAACCCATCATCGACACTGTCGTTGCTGATGAATTTGGAAAGACGAATGATGTTGCCGCTTACCTTCGTCTGGATCTTCATGCGACAATTGCCCCAAGACAATAATTCGAGGGTTTTCGCGGATGATACCCATATCAAGCGAGCTAAAGCCTAATGGAACCCTTCCCAAGATGGAGCGTGAAGCTCTACACGACGGTTCCGCTCACACTCTCTCCATTTGCAAGAAACCGCTCATAACTTGAACGTAACGGTTTGTTGTGATTGCTGTTGGAGATTCGACGCCAAGGACAATGGTTTCACCAGCGGGAACAATCGAGGCACTTGATAAATCTACATCAGTGTTTTGAGTGACGGTATTCAAGTAATCGCGGGGGGCAACGCCGCCATTGTCAGCAACTTCTGACAACAGCGGAACGTTAGTGACTGAGTTTGATCCGGCATTTTTTTTCTGCCGAACTATGTGCCAACCCCAAGCAAGCGCGGCGCCGTTATTATTCCGATGCCACGCAAAGAGCCGGATCATTCGGACATCGAACGGGTAACAAATGCCGCCCGATAATCTTGACTCACCGGCCCCGACATTTCCCAAATCTTGAGTGTTCAAGTTGTCGTATGGACCGATTACGCCCCACCCATTGAACTCGCCTGGATCAAGAAGGAACTGACCGGCGAGCGGAAAGAAAATAGGCGGATCAGGCCGACCCTCCAGACCTTTGGCAAACGTCGCGATCTGATCAAGCGCCGTTTTGATGTTCTCAAACGCAGGCACCGCTTTAAGGTGCCGTCAAGATCGCCGTCACGGAGGCGTTGAAGTCGATGGCATTATCTCCAAGGCCCATGTTTTGTGAAGCTCGTAGTGTTTCCGCTGCCGTAAACGTTTGATCGACATCAACAGCCACACGCTTTGCTTGGCCGTTGGTCAGCGTGGTGATGATCGTTTCATTATCTGAAATCAGGCCGTTTAGCTCAATCAGCGTGTCAGCCGTCGTTGGCGCTCCGTTAATGAGATCGATAATTGCCTGGTTCGCCGCCGCCGCAACTGCCGTCAACTCGTTTTGAATTTTACTTGAGGACCAAGCGTTTTCAGCATTCGTAACAGCGTCATCAATTGTTGAACCAGCCGCCGCCGCCGCTGCATCTGCCGCCGCTTTTACCTCATTAATAGCCGCGACAAGGCTGGCTTGCGCGGTCGTATTCAGATTTGAAAGCGCGCCTTGATTGGTGTTGTTGGCTTTGGCGTATGTGGCAAGCTGGTCAATAGCAAGTTTAAGGTTAGCAAAAGTTGTCATGATAAAATCCTTTGAACGGAAAGAAGAAAGTCAGGAAGACTGCCAATCGACCCTGTGTCGCCCTTGGGGCCAGAAATCACACCGACAGCGGCTACCGGTTTCACGCCGACAGAGCCTTGTGCTTCAGCCGAAACTCCGATGGTCAGAACATCGAACTTGAATGCGTTCTCTTCAGCATCGAACGAAAAGCTCATGGGTGCGTAATGCCTCGATTCACGACAACAGCGGACCCACCGCCTATACGGACTTGACCCAGACCTGCCGACAAGACCTCAACAACATCGAAGCGATATTGGCCAGCACGAAGTGGCGAAGACCCGTCAAAAACTCTCTTTGCGATCAGCACATTCGTTGTACCGGCCTTCAGTTGCAGCGTTCCATCGTTAGTGCTGAACTGAATAGCAGTCTTTCCCGGCTCCGACTCGTATTCCATGCCAAGGACGATGGTGCGACCACTAAGATTTAAAGCCGACCCATCTTCAGCATTCACCAAAGCGGGAAGCTCCTCCTCGATGTTCGAGTTGGTGTACAACGCCATGAAAGGCTCCGAAGTTTTTTGTTGAAGCCCTATTCAGGGGCGATGATTATCCGACGCGCCATCTTCACGTTCCATTTTTGCGGTCATGGCTTCCGTTTTTTGATCCCTAAGAAGACCCAAAAAGAACTGGAATGTGCCATCCGAAAAACTGAGCACCCCGCCCAAATTATGTTCTTCAGCCCTTCATCGTCCCCAATCGCCCCGGACAACGCCGACTGCTACGTCTGCAACGGACACCATGAGCGTCTTGCGACGACGCCCACGAAAGTCAGCACCACCAAGAGCGAGAATCGACAACCCAATTTAAAGTTACGCGCTGATCAACATTCGTTTCTTTATTGGTCCGTTCATTTTGAATGTCTTCCTACGAATCTGCTTCGTATTCCGCCATTCTCTTTCCTTGCTTAAACCCGAGAATGGAGCCAACGCCACCAAGGATCGATCCAAAGAAAAACGTGTTCAACAGCTCCCGAAAGCCGGGGTTAAATTTAAGGATTAGAGCGCCGTCTTTCGTGTCAGTCACATTCATTATCGCAACGAGTGCGGTCACAAGAATAACGCAGGCAATGGCTGAGGGTATGAGAGCAGGGTGGCGGCCGGGCTGATTCTCACTCATCGCGCACCCTTGGTGTAAAATCGCACCTGCGTTTTGGTGTACGAGATGCCGTCATGCTGACCGTTCGCGCGCGGGAAGTTGACCGTCACTTCCTTCCCGTCACAAAGGTACGTGACGCCGCCCGACTTGATGTCCGCGATGCCTTCAGGGATGTGAGCAAACGGCGGGGTAAGCTCATAGCTGACGCGAATTGTGACAAAACCATCCGTCGCGGGGAGCTGGCGTGGTCGGAATTCACGGATTGCTGTGAACCATGCGCCCTTGTGTTCGCCTGAAAGCTGGATACGTAAAGTCGTGCAATTCGCTCCCTCTTCAGTTTTCCAAATCTGTGCGACGGCATCGCATCGCCCGACGCCGGGGCTAACATCGCACTCAACGTTATTCGCTCTAATGTAGGATGGCCGGGGACCGCTTCCCAGACTGTCGCCGTACCTATCGAGTAAGTTGACATAGGCGAGGAAAATAGAAACAGCAAGAGCAGCGAGGCCACCGTACACCCGGAGGCGATTGGCAAACGTTGAATATTCGTCAAGCCAATTCGTGACTTTGTTGATCTGCTCTCTGATTGAGATTGCGATTTCTTTGAGCAACTTCTCATATCCTATTCTCGCGACCTTTCCGCCTTACTTCAGGCAACCTGCTCGCACACTTCATTGCCAACGCACCCCTACGCTGGTATTTCATTGCGGCCTCAATCCAATAGCCTGCCAGCTCACCGTCACACCGCTATCAGTGCCGCCGGTCGTGTATGCTCGAACATTGAACCCGGTGGTTGTGCGGCCACTGTAGGCAGCGTATCTGCCACCAGCAGCCACATACTGAGGTGTAACAGTAACCGAGTACGTAGCATCCGCGAACGGAGCGGGAAGAGAAATCGCCCGTGCGCCGCCACCGCTGGCGTCGTTTCCCCATTGCATCCGCATGTTTCCGATATCCATGTAACCCGCCGCGCTGTTGTCATTGGCGGGAACGTCGCCGCTGACAATCGTAGCAACCGGAAGCTCAATGATGCTCAAAGACATGTTGTTGATGGTGATGTCGCTTGTTAGAGCGTCGGCTTCCATACCCAGCACGGAAGCCGTGGTGAGCGGGCCGGTATATCCGACAACCAACGACTGAAGTTCTTCGCCGCCATTGTCGTTGTTGATTGATGCCCACTGCCGGTCAACGACGACGCCATCCAGCAGAAGATTATACGAAAACGCTTCGTCGCCATCCTCATAGTCTGCACTAACGCGGTACTCGACACGATAAACCCCGTCTTTCGGAATGACTGGATTGTAAGGCACTGCGGAGGAAAACGTTACGCCATGCGTGTCGATATGCGGCGTCTCGGCTCCGACCATGATGTCTTGCTGAAGGAATTCACCATTCGAGATATTCGTGTCATCTACTGGCGAATAGGCCGAGTACCGAACCAAATTGGATACCTTCACGGGAAGTTCTGCCGTCATAAGATCGGGGTAGCTGTCCACAATCGTATAGAGTTGATATGCGCGGTTTGCGGGCCGTGTCTCAGGATCACCTGAAACAACCCCATTGACAGATACCTCACTTCCAGACCCCGTAAGTCTGAATGCGCCACCGTTTGCCGTTGTGTTTTCACCTCGGTTGAACCGAGAAACAACGTTAAGGCCATTTGGAGCCGTCGCATCAGCCTGTAAAACACCTTCCACCTCCGCGCCGCCGCCAAGGTTTCGCAAGAACTGCCCTGCAACGTTTGCAGGGAACACAATGTCATTCCCGACCACGTATTCGGGGTAGAGTGCCGCCCACAGCGGATTATCGACCGCGCCGTTAACGATAGTGCCGGGTGTCACTGGCACAACGCCTTGCCGCGACAGACCAGATTTTGCGAAGAAAAATTCACCAACGCGGGAAGCACCGACCGTGGCTTGCGCGAGTTTCGTAACCCGGATTTGCTCGATTTGAAGTCCGTTACTGCTCACGCCAACGACATTGATGATGCCCGCCGCCAGATCAGCGGAATTGACTCTGACTCGAATATAAATGGAGTCGTGCCAATGCAGCAAACCACCATTAGCCGTATCGAGCGCGATTTCTTCCATCAGAACGCTTGAAACTGCCGTGTGACTGTCGTTTGCAGCAGCGCTGATCGACGCCTCGATTCTGTAAGCGTCGGTTAAATCAATGCCTGTGGTGATCGCCACACCGCCCGCAACCACGGCTGTTGGCGTGTCGTAAATCCCTTTCGTAATCTCGGTTTCTCCGAGAATCGGCGTTGTTTCTGGCAAATCCCCCGAATAGTTCAAATCAAGTTCGGCAATCTCGAACGATCCGGTCGCGGCATTGCTTGAAGCGAGCGTGCCGCTGTTTCCGTAATCGGGGTAAATTTGCCAGCTATCCCATGCGGGGTCAGCAATGAACCGCATGATCGTTGTCACTGAATCATCTGTCTGAACATTCGAGATCACATCGACGCGGGTTGGCGATGCCGACACCGCCGTACCAAGCGACGGCTCAAAAATCACATCTGCAACGACGCCCGCCCGCGCTATCCTTAGCGCAGACGTATGAGTTGCCGATGCGTCTTTCCTCCATGTGATTTTTACCAGACGATCAATCGTCAATGGCGTGTCAGCGGACAATCGCAGAAATGACCACCCCCCCGTGTCACCTGTCAACACAACGCTTTGTGTTTCCGGCAGATCTCCGTCAATCATTTCGACTTGCGGGCCACTGCTAGACGTTCTTTCCCATCGGTCAAGTTGCTCATAAATGCCAGAGAATTGGGTTCCCGTTGGCGAGAATGCTTCATCACCGACAGGGCGGATTTCGAAGCATGGGTCAATAACTGCCGCGCCGCCGCCAGCGCCCATCGTGACGTGATATTCAACACCCGCATTAAGATCGCTCAAGACATAGGTTTTGTCGCGGTCATTGACATTAATTCGGTCTGCTGCCGCTTGAATCGGCAGAATGTCGTTGCCGCCTGCCGCCGTTCCAACAAGAACGTATCCTGATCCTAAGACTGAAGGTGCGTGAAGACGTAAGAGGTAAGCACCCGAAGCCGATGGCGTGAATGTGACCGGGACTTGATACGTGGCCCGAAACGAACCTGCTGGATTATTCAAACGTCCATCAAAACACTCGCCAACGCCATCGTCCGTCGTGATCGCCCAATCAACATCAGCGGCCAGAGGGTCGCTCGCCCAAGTATCGCCGTTGGGGAAAGAGATATACTCATCGCCCGGATTGATTGGGCTGCCGTTGGTTGATGTAATGGCAACCCCTGCGATCCATTGCTCAATTGTCGCGGCATTGTCGTCAGGAAGCAATCGGCTGACAACGCTCCATGCGAGACCCGTGTTTCTGGTGATCGTGTAAACATCGCCCGGCGCGATAGTCAGAGAAGAGACGATACTTTCACCGTTCTGAAACTGAGCGCCGCCAGAAATATTAAGCGCGAGATCGTTGGTGCTGACGTTCAAAACTACAACTCGATCACCCGGCGCGTGATTAGCGTTCGTAATGGTGAGCGTTTGCCCCGCCGCCCCATTGATGAAGCGCCAAGCCGTATCCGCCGCGCCGTCTGTTGCTTGAGTGACTGAGAAGTCTTCGAATGACCAATCTTCGACATGACTCGCGACGTGATCTTCGATAAGAGATCGCGTGGTCTGTCCCAATGCAGGGAAAGCCAGCGTCATCGCAAACAAAAATGCAAAAATACGCATTAGATCGCCTCACCATCTACGGATGTCACAGAGTCCGTTGTTTCTTTCGTGATCGCCAAACGGTCTCCCGTGAGGGAGCCGCCGGTCGTGACTTGAACCGGCTTGTCGATCTTCACTTCAAGGTCTTCCACGCGGTCCTCTAAATCATCCGATCCGGCGAGCAAGTTTTCCCATCCAAAAACTGTCGATTTCTCAACAACATTTTTAACCTGGATTGTGACTATCGTTGATCCCAGACGAGCGGCAATTCCAGCCGTCAAACCGTGAATTTCACCTGCTGCGAAATACGGATGAACGCTCTGATTAAACAGATACGGTTGCAGCGAGCTATGCTCGGCTGTTTCCAACTCTCGAAGCTCTTTATCCGTAAGACGTTCAAGCATCTTGAATACTCTCCGGTTGAGGGTCATTGGTTTGAGCGGGATCGTCGCTCTTGCCGGGGTAATTCACGGCGCCATCTTCGATTACGGCACTATTTCCGGCAACACGACGGATTTCCCCGCCGTTTTCAGGGCCGAGAGGAGCCATATTCAGGGCTTGTCTACCTTCATCGAGGTTCAAAAGACCTCGATCGAGGCGCGCATCGATCAGTTTTTGGCGAGCATCTGGGTTCGTCGTGTGTGCAAGCTCGCGATCAAACTCGTAGCAAAGGCCTCTTGATCGGTCTACCGGACTCAATAGCGACCGCGTGAGAGCCTGTTCGACGCATTGGAAGTGCGGTTCCAATGTGTCAGAGACGTACATTCGCTCCAAAGGCTCAAGATTTTCGTACTTTGCGCCCTCAAAACTCATCGTTTTGTGCGGGGGGACGCGAAATGTCCGAAAAACATCTGTCTCAGCGGCGCTTCGGTTAGCTGAAATCCCATTTTCAGCCGCCGTCATCGTTGTCGGCTCGAAATCAACATCTTCGAGTAACATCGGGAGACCTTGCGTCACGAGCAACTGATAGGCATCGCGAAGATCATCTTGAACCTTTTTGAACTGCTCGCCGGTCAGGCGCTTTTCGTATTGTCCCGGCTTCAACTCCTTCAGAGAGTATTTGAACATCCCAGGACGGAAACCACGCTGAGCATAGAGCTCGCTGAGGTACTTATCTTGCGCGGCGCGGACTTGGAGGATCTTCTGGCCGGTCTTCAATGAACCAAGACCTCGACCATTCGCACCGGGGAAATGTCGGGCGTGAGCAAGGTCCGTTCCCAGAAGGCTGAACGGTAGTTTATTCAGATACCATTCATCAAACTCGCTCGCGGTCATCAAATCATAGACCGGTCCAACCTCTCGAGAGCAGCGCATAACGACTGAGGGAGGTGAAACTGAGAAGATTTCCTTGACGAAACTCGGTCGCCCCACAAACGGCATGATGGCTTCGCGGTGAAAGGATGTACTGATCGTCACCTTACGCATGAACTCGAACGATGTGTCGACATGGTTCGGCTGGGCAAGCAGTCCGCTCATCCGATGGGACAGGACAGGCTCGCTGCCATAATCTTTTTTCTCAACCAATCGGCATGGCGTGGTGGCAATATCTCCTGAGATCACGTCAATGCAGGAGAAAACAGCTCCAATCTCCAACGAAGCTTGAGCGCTGATCCACTTCATCGTGATCGGCCCAAACCCAAACACGGACGCCGCTTGCCGGTCCATTTCCTGAATAAACGGAGGGGCGCCGGACAGCAAATTGCTTTCGGCGCGCGGGACGGTCTCTTTCAGAACTGCGAGCGCATTGCTTACCTCAGAGATACGACACCCCCGCCGCGAGCGAAGCGATTTGTATCATCAACATCCTCTTCACCCTCAATGTCCTTCAGTCTCATTCCGTTGCACATCACCGACATGATCGCGCCGTCGATCTTGCGGTCTGAGTTTTTGTGTTCCTTCTTGGGAAACACGTTTCCGTTGTTGTCCACCGTGCAGTGAACGTTCGCGAACATGCTGCGCGTGACCGGATTGGAGGCCAGTGCTCCGCTGATCAGCTTCCCTTCCCGCAAGACCTTTTTGACGATCATACATTCCTTCAGATCCTTCGTCGGCTGAGAGAAGTTCGGGGTCGATTTCGCGTAGCCCACAACATCGAACCCTTCGTCCGATACCGTGTTCATCATCTGCGCGCCCTGATAGGTATCGAACGCCACCATCTCGAAGTTTGGCAGATCGCCCATGTCGGCCAAAAGGTCGCGCTGAATGTCGTTTTGGTTGATTTCCTCTTCACCCGAGACCGTCAACCAACCATCAGTGATCCATCGCGCGTAAAGCTCAATGCGCTCCTGATCCCGAAGGTAATCCTTGTATTTCTCCGGAACATAGTACCGGTGGCGCATCGCGACTTGCTCGCCGAGATCAACAAATATCCCATAACCTGCGATGTCGAGTTTCGTCGACAGATCGACCGCGGCGTAAGCTCGACCTTGCGTCCAATCGAAATCGGCATCGAGGACCGGACACAGATCGTAATCGTGCATCGGGAAGTAAGCGTGCGCCGCTCCGTCCCACTTGTTCGCCCGCGTCCGAAGGAACTCGGCGTCGTGAACCTCTTTCGCCTTACGCGCCAAGCTCTCGACCGTATCGCGCTTGATGATCTTATCAAGCTGCGGGTTCGCCTTCTCCAGAACCTCAATGTCGTAAGGGTCATCTCCATCATCGATCGTGAAGATGATGCAGAACGTATCATCTGCGAAGGTCTTCCCCTCAAGTATCCGGACCATCCGAGTCCGTTCGCGCCAACACACGCAATCGGTCGAACGACCGGCTGTCGTGATCATCAGCATCATCCAGTTTTGGATCGATCCCATTCCGGACTCGAGAACGTCGTACAACGACGAGTCCTTATGAGCGTGGAACTCATCGAGGATGGCGGCCAAAAGAATCCAACCATCTTCGCGCTCACCCGCCGACTGAACCTTGAGTATTTCACCGTTCGTCTCGGCACACCGGATGATTTTCGATGTCGCCGAGAACCCAAACTCTTCCGCGAGGTCTGGGTCTTGCGTGATCATGTTTTTCGCAGGTCCAAACACCTTGTCGGCCTGCTTCTCGGTAGAGGCACCGATTACGATCTTCGCGCCACCGACCCCATCGCACGCCTGTAGGTAAAGCGTGATCGCCGCAAGCATGGTCGACTTCGCAGCCTTCCGCGTGATCTCCATGTATCCGTAGTGGAACCGGCGGTTATGCGTTCCTCGCTCGACCCACCCAAAGACGTTGACGACAACGAAGGCCCAATAGTCGAGGATGACCCCGATCTCTTCCCCAGCAAGATCACCCTCGACATGCCTACACTTCGAAATGAAGTCGCAGGCGTCGTTGGCCAGGTCGTGATTGAGCTCGTACTGGAACTTCTTCGACTTGGACTTTTTGAGATCCGCAATGAACCGCTTGCACGCCAGTATCTCGAGAGAACCGGCCAATCGGACACCGCCGACCACCCGCTCCGCGTACTCGCGAGCGATCTGAACATAGTCCACGTCGATCTCTACGACCGGCGCGTCCATAATCCTCACTGAATTGGTTGCACAGGCTGGATTCGAACCAGCGACCTCGTGATTACGAGCCACGCGAGCTACCAGACTGCTCTACCGTGCATAAAAATAGCGGCGCCTATTAAGGACACCGCTTCGATATTCAACCGATATGACCGTTAGAGGCCCACGTCAAGAGCTTCAAGCTCTCTGCTTCCTCTTCACGCCGATGCCTGAGAACCGATTTGACCTGCCTTGTTCGCCGCCACTCTCTCCGGTCTGCTCTTTCCCGAAGGCCAATTTCCGAAACCGTTGAACACCCTCGATCACCTGCTTTGTATGGGATGCGCGGACTGGCTTGCCGCCCTTCAACAATTCATCCATCTGCATCTGGGACTGGCAAAGAGCCAGCAATTCCATCTCGTACAGCACATCCCATCGAGCCATGTCGTTCAGCTTGTTCGCCATCTCATCATATAAACGAGTTGCCATGTCACCAGTCACCGTCGCTGGAACCGGTATGCGCTTGGCACTGATGTTTACTACTTTCGCCATATCGTCAGACTAAACCCTTTTCCTTGGATTTAACAAATCGCTGCGGGATTTCGTGCGGCACCGCTCCTCGCAATATTGCGCCGTCGATCGGCGAGCGAGAAACGTTGATCCACAACATCGGCATTTCATCAGATAATATCGCCGCCCGATGCTGGCCGCTTCCCCGCCTCGGATCTTCACTGAAAAACTCGACGTCATCATGACTTGCATCTAAAGGCACACTTAGCCGGATTTGTCACGACTAAACCCGTCGATAGCCGTGCTTTTTCTTTCTAAGCACGTCTGCGAGCGGGGCAATCTCAGTCGCGCAATCGGTCGCGCCAGCCACCCACCCCCCTGTAATTTTTAATTCTTCCCAGAAAAATACGCGGGACCACCACGCGCGGTCCTTAGTAATCGCAAGAATATCTTAGGGAAAGGGGGTATGGGGCCAAATATTCATGATGTATTGAGACGATTGGCATGACGTTTGCAATTCGCGTGCGTTCTGTTTGATGGGGGAAGAGAATGATATTTATTTGTGAATACTTTGATTTTTTGCTTGAAATAAACTATTGCTTGGCTACATTGATATTCAGGCAAGGCGAGAGTGATTCGCCACATACCGAAAGGGAAAGACAATGGAAAACTTCGTGAAGCTCTATGCAATCAGCCAAGCTCAACGCTTAGGGACTCTCTCACATTCACATGTTGAGCGTGATGAGCAATTCGCATGTGTTGAGGGTGTCGCGATTGCATCCACAAAAAAAGGTTCGTTTGCTGTCAGCGCATTCTTTTGTCAGTTTCGTGGGCTTACGTTTGAGTATTGATTCATTAGACGCACGAACCGAAAGGACACGAACCAATGAAAGTCACACGCATAATTGAGAACGATGGTTTCACAGTCGATAGCTACAGCAACGGCACAGCCTATAACGTTTGCTTTGGTGAGGCGGGAACACCAATGCGGAACGTGTTTGTACAGGGCGGTGACGCGGTAGAGCTATCAGACCGCATCGAAGCGATGGAATGCGTCGCCCCAACGATGGCCTATGTCGATATGTACGCAGAGGCACTTGAAGAGATGGGACGCCTCTAATCATCACCACAACGCGCCACTGGCGCACCAATCCGAAAGGGAAACGATATGACATACACAGATAGAGATTTTGCACTAATGAACGGGTTTCAGCGGTTCGCGATTCAGACGCTTGCTAAGGCTGGGATTGAGGCAACAACGCGAGGAAACTGGATAGAGGTTGCAGGCGAAAGCGTGTTCTCAGTCGATGGCGTTGCCGAAATGCTCATTCCTGACGGGTATTACCCTAAGCTTGATGACGTGGGGGTGACGCTGTTTAAACGCGCGCCTATTTCTATCCCTGTATGCAGGGTTAAAAGCTACGGCTTTCTCGTTCAATGGATAGCAGAGAACCAGAATAAACTAACGGCTTGATCATAGGTTAGGCGCGTTTCGGCGCGTCCTTCCCATGCTCAAACGCATGACATATCGGCGCAATGGTGCGCCACAAACCGAAAGGTAACGAGACAATGACGAACGATATACAAGCAATGACGACTGAAGCAGACGGCTTTACAGCTACTTACTCACCCGAAGACAATAAGCTTCGTATTTACGCTAAAGATCGTCTTGGCGATGATCTTTATCAGAGAGTGAAGAAGGCCGGGTTTAAATGGGCACCCAAACAACAGCTATTTGTTGCGCCTAAATGGACTCCAGCGCGTGAAGATTTGGCCGTTGAATTGGCCGGTGAGATTGAACCAGAAGAAATGACGCTTGCAGAGCGTGCCGCGATTAAAGCAGATCGACTTGACGACATAGCCGAGCGCCGAGCGGAGCAGGCGAGCGCCTTTAGACGTGCTGCGGATGAGATATCCGAACGGTTCGCTAGTGGCCAGCCGATTTTAATCGGCCACCACAGCGAACGCAAGGCGCTCAAAGATCAAGAGCGGATGCAAACAGCTCAATCTAATGCCGCAAAAGCGCACGATTCAATCTCGTATTGGAACTGGCGTGCGGAGGGCGTTGAGCGGTTCGCAAATATGAAGAATGACCCGCGTGTTCGCGCACGACGCATCAAAACGCTATTAGCTGAACTCCGCGACATGCAACGAAACATTAATACGGCACACAAAGCGCTGGACCTATGGGCCAAGCTGAATACACCCGATTTAATCAGCCTCGCCGTAGGGCGCATGGATAGCGCAGCGCTCTGTATTTCTTTCAATACGCACTATGCGCTTGAAAGGAACGAGATCACGCCAGAAAGGATACGCGAAAACGCAATCGCGTATGCTCAAAATTTGGCCGATAGCCCTAAAATCCGCCGGTGGCTTGATCACATCTTAAACCGGCTCGCGTTTGAGCGGGATATGCTGGGCGATGTGCCGCTCTATACCGGCGAGATCACGCCGACGATTATACAAATGTTCGTTCGCGAGCATGGCGCTGACAAGCCCAAAGCGTCAAAGGGCGACGCGGATTCGTTTATTTTGGAATGCGAAGCCCCGTTGCCGCTCCACATCGGAACCGGGCGCACGCTTGAGATGTCGGCGGATGAATGGCGCGAACTGATGCAGTCATGCGGACACATTCCCGCAGATAAGAAACCCGCAAAACCTCCTATTCTGAATTTTGAAAGCCCCACTGGTTCAATCGTTGTGAAGTCCCGCGCGACTTACAGCGGCGCGTCGCCGATTGAGATCCTCCCGGTTATCGAGATCACCAAAGCTGAGCACAAAAAAATTCCGAATGACTATAAAGGTACGCGCCTAAGCCCCTGCGGAGAATTTCGCGTGCGGTATGGCAGGAACATCAAATCAGAAGACCGCTCCTGGGGTGCTGGCTGGGTTGCGTACTACATCACCGACCAGAAGACACACCCGACGCCTGAAAGCGCCGACTTTACGCCACCAACCGACGAGGTAGCAGAATGAACCCCAGCGTTTACAAGCGACCCGCAAAGCCCCTTACTTTGACAGTGAGGCGGCGACGCGACCCGAAGCCGTTCGAGGCGGTAGCCACCCCTGAGGTGGTTGCAGTTGATAGGGCGACAGAGTGCCACGTCACGCCCGACGATATAGCTGCGTGTATGGTCGAATATCTCGGTCCGGTAGGTGATTACCTGACGCTTGAGCCGTCCGCCGGGACTGGGCAGCTCGCTAAAGCGTTGCTTGCGTCTGGCCACAGCCCTTGCGAGCTGACAATGGTCGAGCGCCATGTGAAACTCGCCAGTCATCTGCAAAGCATCGGCCCAACAATAAACGAATGCTTTCTTGAATACGCGGAGCGGGTGCGAGGCGCGGCGGTATTCCCGAGGATCATCATGAATCCGCCCTTTAAGGCGGCACGCAAGCACATCGCCGCCGCCCGATCACTGCTAGGCAAGGGCGGACACGATGCCGCAACGATGGTTGCACTTGTCCCTTCCATCTTCGCACACGATGGCGAGGAGTTGGAACAACTTCCGGATACGACTTTTTCGACTGCGAAGGTCCGAACAAAGCTAATCCGGTTCACCGCTTGACGTTCTACCGCAGGCCATGCCGTCGTGTGGCCTGTATAGAGCGCCAACGCTCGCCTTTATCTTCTATGGCAAGCTGCACACAGTGAAGTCGATGAAATTACAGCTACAGTAAGTAGCTAACAAGCCGAAAGGATTAGAACCATGATTGAATATAAATTCAACGTTGCAATGGACGTTCGCGCTTATGGCGTGGCTTATGTGAAAGCTGAATCACCAGAAGCTGCGAAAGAAGCTCTAACGGCGGAAATTGTTGCAGATACCTTCACGCCGCACGGCGGGAGTGGAGATATAGACTATCAACATCCTTCAGATATTTATTCAGACGGAATGTGGGAAACTGACGATGGCGAGGGGGAGCTTGTTGATTTTGGAGTAGATGACGGGCCTTGGATTATGCAGACAGAGACACCAAAAATTGACGCGGGAAGCGTTGTTGTTGGTCGTGATGTCTTGAATGAATTGATCATGGCGGCACGGGAAGCCGTCGAAGAGCGCGACAATGAAATGCAACACACTGACGATCCTGAAATTCTAGAGGCGAGCGACAAAGCAGGGAAGGAATACGCGAAAGCAATAAACGCGGCATTCAAAGCGATGGATGACGAGGACAAACAAAAAGGCCAAACCGTAACTCTGACTTGTTCAGTCGAGGATTTTCAAAGATTAAACGATATCGCGAGATATGCGCTAACATGTGACGCTATCGATGCTAACGAAGATAAAATGTTAGCTCGCATCATTGAAAGCGCGAAAGGAAACACCGATGCTTAAAATCAAATTGAACGGCAACCAAATCACCAACGCTGAAACAACTGAGATCATGCCTTACAGCGTTTTCAACCGGCAAGGGCAACGCGAGTTGCACGCCTGGACAGAACGCGACACCAAAGGCCGCCCCACGCGGACAGAGAAAATCGCGAATGTGACTCAAGTGTGGGGCGCGCCTGAACTAGAGGACGTTATTGCCGGTCATATCTCGGAACACCTTGGCGAGCCAGTAGATGAGCCGAAAGTCGAGGCACTTGAAAGCGACAGCGATCAAGAAGAGGAAGCGCGCACCGAGGAAGACGCTTACTAATCGGCGCATTGACAGCGCCAGACCCGAAAGGACGCGGAATGAACCCGCTATACAATACAATTTTAGATGCACTTGAGGCGGCGCACGTCGTCGCCTCAGAAGTCGATACGCGACAGAAAGATGGGCGGGGATACCCTAAGCCGGACGAATGGCACACTATCGCCCGCGTAGCGCTCGCAAAAATCGCCGATGGCGGCGGCGAGGCAACTGGGCGGGGGATGGCAACCTACAACGCTCTGTTTGCCGCTGATGGGTCTATTCTATGGGATATGCAGCAAAGCGAGCGCAAAGCCTTATTCGACACGTTGCTTGATGCCGTGATCATTATTCGAGGTGAAAACGAAACCCGCCGCGATGTGTGGCGCATGATTGGAATTCATGGTGATCGAGGGCGCAAGCTGCCAAACTCAAGTGATCCGCTTGCTATCGTCTCTATTCTGGCATTGCGCGGGATTCTATTTCTGGAGGCGGCGCAAGGCGTTGAACTTCTCGAATGAGAGCCTTGGGACGCCCTGCGAACCGGTGTTCGAGTCTTGCCTTCCATGAGTCGTGGCAATCCTTACACAGCGGTTGCAGGTTATCGGGTTCAAGCCTCGCTCCACCCCACGCCAGCGGCAAGATGTGGTCGACAACCTTTGACAGCGATGACGGGGCAATGATGCCAAGCGCCACGCAACGACGACATAAAGGCTCATCGCGCCGGATTTGCAGAGACAGAAGTTCCCATTCGCGGTCATACCCACGTTCACGGGCAGAGCCGCGCCGGTCCAAACCAGTACGAAACGTCTTGCCTTTTGAGCTAAATCTGAAATTCTTTGTCACGGCCTAAGCGCCACCAAACCGAAAGGAAAAATTAACATGACTACCTTTGAACAACTTGAGAAGCGCGTTGCAGATGGCACGGCGACAGCACAAGAGCGCAGCGATTACACCTTCGAACTCATTCATCAGCACAACGTTCCAGAAGACGCGCAAGACATCTATTGCCGTCTTCGCGCTGCGAAGGACAGTTTTGATACGCGCGTGGCCGCCGGTGAGAACCCGAAATCCGTAACTGATGAGTTGCGCCGGGACGCCGCGCGCGGACTTCCGAAGCGCGATGCCTTCGACGTTATGAACGCTGTCGATGATATGCGCGACACTATGGACCCCGAAGCGGTTTGGTCCGTGATGTGGAACCAGCACGCCATTTTACCAGTCTGGAAAGAAATCTATGTTCGCGTATGCAATCGCCTTGGCATCAAGATCAAGCCTCTGCCCATGCCCACGGGGTATCTGAGCATGATACCGATGCAACAGGAACGAGTCCGGATGCTTGGCGCGCGGCATTAGTGGACGCTCGACGGGGGCAGGGTGACAAACCCCGCCACCAAAAGCTCATCTATTGCACTATCACGTGCTGTCGGGGTGATGCCTTGATCTTCACACCACTCTTTCAGCGTTTCGTCGCTGTCGTTCGCGTTGATCCAATGAAGCATCGCCGTTGCTGTGGCCGAAAGCCTCATCGCCCCGCCCCTCTCAAAATGCCGATCTTCCCGTTTCTCGCCAACGCTAACTGAGCCTTCCCGACAAGAGGCCGCACACACACCGGGAACGGCTTGAACGCCTCTTGTGCGGGGAGATTGCTGTAAGCGATTGCACACCGATCAGCAGCGAAGAGAAACGCTGGCATGATTAGATGCTGGATCTGACCCTTAGGAATATCCAGAGCCGCGCACACGTCCTTTACGGTCATCTCTCGACGCGCAATCAAATCAAAGACCATCGCAACCGGAATGATCCAATCAGCATACTTTCCGGTCGTGTTGAGACACGCAACATTGACAGACCTGAACACCTTATCGACCTTACGTCTTTCGTCCGCAAAATGCGCGACTCCGCCATCGCTAAACCCCGATGTATCCACCGCCTCACGGATACCCACAGCACTTGCGCTTCCACCAACCTCCAGCGCGACGAGATACCGATCAACACAAGGCCGAACGAGACCGGGAAGGCTTTTCATGCAGTCCGACTCCTTCCGTCTTGTGGCCGTCCTAATTCGCATTTCCATCGTGCCGTCGCCACGGTCCTCATACGCGCCAACCGACACAATCTCGATCTCTCCTCGTGCCAAGCCATCAGTGCCAGCGTCACCACGAGGTCCGATCTTCGGAAGATCAATTCCACGTCTATCGCCCATATCTAACACTCAATCCAATTGACCCAGAGGTACGTTTCTCGTACCTCTTCCAGCGTCCTCCAAGACACCTGTTTGATTGAGGCCCGCGCTGTCATGGCGCGGGTCTTTCTCCTTGTCGTGATTACGCCTCAACCCGCCAGTTCCGATTTCCTGCGACGCTCCGACATTCCGCCGCCCTCAAAGGTCCGGTCGCGCATAGAAAGCCCCTGCATTGACGTGCGTATGGGGTAATCCCGCTCTTGCGGCGCTGTCGGCTTTGCAGGCCGTCTCTGAGGCCGTTTTCTGCCGTTCTCCACCGATGAAGGCTTCGAAGGCAGGTCACAGCGCACGACCCTGATCACGCGACCTTTGATGCGGATGGTGTCGGTCAAAGCATCGCCCCTTTTGTTTCAGGAGCAGGAGCAAACTCTGCCCGTTCTGGAATAAATACGAAGTCAGCGCTCCCAGGTCCAATCCCGTATGCTGAACGATCCTTTACCTTCCAAGCGTGCAAAACTGTTGTTTCGGAACCAAACTCGTCTGAGACAAGTTGCACGGTCCACCCCATGAAAACCTTGTCGTACCAAGTAGAAGATCCCGAAATATCGTATCCTTGAACTGGCCGATCGTCTTTCGGGTCCATCTTTCGAGGGTGTGCGACAATCACAATTGCCACACCGTACTTTCGAGCCTGCCGACGCAATTCGGCCAATGCCTCTCTAGTATAGATTGTCTCTGTTTCTCCATGTGCCATCATGTGAGTGATTTCGTTCCACGGATCGAGCAGGACAATTTTACAGTCGTGATAGATTGCGAGATTCCTGACAACTTGGATAAGCCAATCCAAATCGAAGCGAACGTTTGCGTCTTCCTGCGGATGGACAAAACGCCAAAATTTTGTGCGCTCACGAACCCCTTCGATAGAACGTGGGCTATCCCAGCGGTAAGGCGCACCTGTCTCCATTCGGCAAATTTGGTCTCGGAGTTGATGAGGGTGCGTCTCAAACATTACCGCACCAACTCGGGCATTTTCGTTGTGGGCGCAGGCGTCCAGCATTGAAACGGCCTTCGTGCTTTTCCCGTGATTTGGGATACCTGTCACGACATTCACCGTGCCTACTTCAAGACGGAACACTTGATCGAGATACGGATCGCCAGTGCGAAGAATGGTACGATCTGGAATCGGGGGCAGGTCATCCAAGCCGGTGATGATTGCGCCCTCGGGGTCCATCGGCTTCGCGGCGTTGATGCACTCGACCAACCTTTTGACGCCATACTCGACAAGAACATCATTGGCGTCCTTGCATCCTTCCGGCCATTGGCAGAACTTCACCGGATGAGTGTCCATTACGTTCTGAAACGTCTTCGCAAAATCGCGACCAACCTCATCGTTGTCGCCCGCAAAAATGCAAAAGGGAGATTTGAAAAACCGCTCCAAATGATCCAGAACCGGTCGAAGTTTTGCATTGCCTTCATCGTCAACATTGGTTGCCTTCGTCCATCCGTCCGGAATGGAAACAACCCGGTAAAACCCAGACTCGACGATCGAGGCCACGTCCATTTCGCCTTCAGTGATAATCACCGGCTGGTCTTGGTATTCTGGCTCGTACAGAGCCGAAAGGTTAAATAGGTCGCGCTCAACACCGCTCGGAGAAAACCAGAATTTCTTTGATCGGGTGCTGCGAACCTTATGACCCACGACTTCGCCAGCTAGATCCTGATACGGGAACCCTACCTTTGGCTCCCCATTGTCGGTCTTGGCTTTTAAACCGAGATGATTGATGCTTTCGTCCGTAAGCCCTCGCTCGGTCTTGAGCCATTCCATCGCTTCGTTCTTGGGTTGATTTTCCATATTTCCATCCGCAGTGGTGGCAAAAAGCCAAAACCAAATCCGCCTCAATTTTTACCGATAAACATCGGTCCCGTTTCTTTTTCCGAAGGTGCGAGCACTCAGGGCATGTCGTGGTCTGCTCACCCATTTGCTGAGATCGGACACCAATCCGAGCCTCAGACAAAATTTCTAAGATTGTCAGCACGGCTCACGCTCCCGAGCCGCTGGCTTTTTTGCCTTCCTCATAAAAACGTGGCTGGCTTGGCCAGATGCTTTCGCCGTACCGTTGGTCCGCTGCTTTTGCCGCCAAATGCCATTGATGAACGCAATCGGATCAGGTGATCCCTCGCGCTTTGCGGCACCTATCGCTGTGATTACCGCCTCGACACCATGAACCTTCCGCCACTTCCCAATGTTTGATCTGGCATTCTTCTCGGAGATCCCGCTCGCCATCATCAGGGCTACGCCAGAATCAAACATTACCTTCACCGGATCGGCAACAAAGTTGCCCGTATCTTTAGATACGGAAGTGTTTCCTTGTTCTTTTATTGGTTGCTGCTTGGTTGCTGCTTGGTTGGAAGAATTTTCAGATGATTGGTAAGTGTCGTATTTCGCTATGAAAAATACCTTTTTACCTTTGGTTGATTTGTGGTTGACTTGTGGTTGCAGCGCGCCTTCCTTTTCAAGTTCCGCCAAAAACGTTCGAAGCTGCTGACGGCTCATTCCGGTCGCTTCAACAATCTGATTTTGCGATACGCAAAGCTCTCCACGGCGAAGAGTTATGATGTCACCGTCGCGGTTGAATTTTGTGGGCCTCCAGACAGCCCTATGAATCATCCACTGCCAAACGCCGACCCGCAAAGCGTTTCCTTTGAAGAGAGGGTGGTCCCAAATTTGCCTGTATGAAGCAGTCCAACCAGCCACTACGCGCTCCCCAGATCAAATTTTGCAATGAGATTGGCGGTTTCTTTTCGACCTGCTTTTCCGTATCGGAACAGGTCAAGAATTCTCTGTTTTGAAATGGATCGCATTTCGACTCTAACAGCGTTGTACACTGCGGCTCCGCCCATTTCGTAGTCTTCAGCCGCTCGAATAAGCTCTTGCCTCTCTCCGAGCGTTAGGAGCGGGATATGTGCAGAGTGTGAAGTGGGGTCTGCGCTAGGTGCCGGGGCTATAACGGCCCTTGGTGCCCATTGGGTAGCGGTCCCAGCCTCATTCCAAAGCCTGTCGATCTGCCTGACAAAGAGGTGGCTATGTAGATGCTCTCTGTCGATGTGGTTAGGCGTAAGTAAGCGCCCTACAGACGGGACGACAGAAGGACGAACCCCGCAAAGTAGAACCGGCACCGCACCGCTATGTCTCTCTGCTTTTTCAAATTCTAAGTCGATCGGACCATCATCAACGAGAACTGGTTTTACCTCAGAATACACCGTCGCCATCTTGGTAAAAATTGCAAAATCTGGAACCCATCCCTCAAGATCGACAGGCTCATAGGTCCAATCCCAAGCGCACAAATCAAAGAACGCCGCCCATCGAGCCTCGAGCCGCGAGCGGAATTTCGCCCCGCCGTATTTCGTTGGAATTGATTTCATTACCCACGCCACTCCATGTTGAATGGGATTTCATCGTCCAGATCATTGTTAAAATTGCCGCCAGAGCCACCGTATCCGCCACCGTGACTGCCGCTCGACGAACTGCCTTCCCCATCTTTACCGCCATTGCCGCCAAGCATAACGAGCGTGCCGTTGAACGGGCGCAGCGTGACCTCAGTGGCGTATTTTTCGACGCCTGCTTGATCCGTGTATTTGCGGGTTTCCAGTTTGCCCTCGATGTAGATTTTCGATCCTTTGGAAAGATATTGCTCGGCAATCCGCACCAGCCCTTCTTGATAGATCGAGACGC